GACGATAGGACGAAAAGCGGGTTATTTGCGGGGACATCAGCGGGGTCATCGCCGGTAGAGTTGACAAGAGCCCCAGAAATGTGCGTTTTTCCGCGACCCCCCCCTCGCGTACGCGCCCGCGCCCGCGTAAACGCCCACCGATCGAACGTGTGGAACCGAGCGCGTGCCGTGCGAGGCTACAAGCCGAGCCCCGGCCAAGCTCTCCGGTAAACATTAGCCTACTGCATCCGCGCACACGCGCTCGCGCGCGTACGTGCGCGTGAAAAAAACCCGCTCCAGACCCCGGAACGTCGCACTTCATGCACAAAGCCCGTCCTGGAAACGGGGGTTACGCTCGGACCCTGAAGGGCGCTCGCCTGGGGGCTCGCTATCCGAGCTTCACCCCCTCGTTGGAAGGGTGAAAAGAACGACCGCCTGATCGTACGATTTGTACCCCGGCGCGGGGCTTGCGGCGGCCGTGTGGCAACGCCGGTTTTTGGACAACTGGGGGACAGGCTGGGGGACAATCGGCAATGCCGGTTTTTGGACAACGCCTAACCCGCTGATGTAGCAGGGGCTGCGACGCGATGTTGACGCCATGCCCACTGGGATCACCACCGCCACCACCCCCTGGTGGGCCATGCGATCGACCCACCTCCCCCAGGCCTGGGCCGGAGGGGAGAAAGGGGGGGGGGGGAGCCCCTGCCGCGTCCATTGTCATTGTCAGCCCCCCGGCTAATATGCGGCTTGCTTTCTTCGCTACTCCATATAGATTTTGTGGTTCACATGAAAAAGCCGCGTCGAGTACTAAAGCATGTAGGCCTCAAGGGCTGGGAGACGCTAGTGCCGGAGTGGCCAGTACCGCCTCCGAGGCCTTATGTACCGAGTACAGAGCCATTGCCTTTGTACTATGACCCGTGTGACTATCGTTCTGGTCCGCGTGGGAGACAGCCCTCTGCTGAGGCGAGGGCGATAGTCAGTCGGATGGCGCGGTTTGGATTTAGTGCGCAGAAGATTGCGCGACTGACGGGTTTCCGGCCTAGCACTTTGTACCGGTCATTCAGAGAAGAATTGACCACTGCCGCCGACCTCGCGGATTTGGAGGTTCTGCAGAGTGCGTTTGATCAGGCGGTTGGGGGACCGGAGCGGAATTTTCGGCATGCTGACGCCTCGATGACCCGTTTGTGGTTAGGGCAGCGGCTGGGTTGGAAGCAGCCGACGGCGTATGATCAGGAGCGTCGTGCGCAGACGACGATTGATTTGGATCTTTTGTCAGACGAGGAATTGCATGAGCTTGATAGGCTCGTTAGCCGAGCGAGTGACGGCGGATCAGGTGAGGGAGGCTCTTCGTCGTCGGGCCAGTGATCAGCAGGCGAGGAATGTTGACCGCTCGGTTCCGGCGGTCAGAGCCAGATGCGAGCGGAGCCTTTACGCTTTCGTTCGGGAGGCTTGGCATGTTTTGGAGCCGGCGACGGAGTTTATTGGCAACTGGCATTTAGAGGCGATTTGCGAGCATTTGGAGGCGGTGTCGCAAGGCCTCATAACCAGACTGCTGATCAACATTCCTCCTGGCTCGATGAAGAGCCTGCTTGTCTCCAGCTTTTGGCCGGCCTGGGAGTGGGGTCCGCGCTCGATGATGAGCCTGCGCTATTTGACGACCTCATTCGCCGAGGTTGCCGTGGGCCGCGATTGCCGGCGGATGCGGGATCTCATTTTGAGTGACTGGTATCAGAAGCACTGGCCCGATGTTCAACTCAAAAGGGTCGGGGAGTTTTCATTCGAAAACAGTATGACCGGATCCCGCGATGGCGTCGCCTTCGGCTCTCTGACCTCGAAGCGCGCTGATCGGTTGATCATTGACGACCCGCACAGCGTGATCAAGTCCGAGAGCAAGCTTGAGCGGCAGACGACCGTCCGCAAATTCAGAGAGGGCGCGATCAACCGGCTGAACGATCAGAAGCGCTCGGCGATTGTGGTGGTGATGCAGCGGCTGCATTCGGGCGACATTGCCGGCGAGATCATGGACACGGGGATGGGCTATGTGTGTCTGGTTTTGCCGATGGAGTACGAGAGCGGGCGGCATTGCAGTACAGAACTGGGGTTCTCTGACCCGCGCCGCGAGGAGGGGCAACTTCTGTGTCCGAGGCGGTGGCCGCGCGAGGTGTGCGACGACCTGAAGCGGGACATGGGGCCGGTTGGCTACGCCAGTCAGTATCAGCAGAGGCCGGTGCCGAGGGGCGGCGGGATCCTGCCGTACAATGGCTGGGAGTACTGGTGCAAGTCTGCGGCGCTGCCTTATGGCAGGAACGAGAACCAGTTCCCAGAGTTTGAGTACATTCTTGGCGTGGCGGACACGGCGTTCAACGAGAAGCAGGAGAACGACTACTCGGCGTTCGTTGTCTTAGGCATTTGGGCGAACTTGTATGGCCAGCCGCAGGTGATGCTGATCAGGGCGTGGCGGAAGCGGCTGAAGTTTCATGATCTGGTGCAGGAACTGATTAAGAGCGCCGAGAAGTGGCGGTGCGATCGGGTTCTGGTGGAGAACAAGGCGTCTGGGATCTCGGTGTTCCAGGAGATTGTGCGGCTGACGCGGGATGAGAGTTTCAGCGTGCAGTTGGTTGACCCGAAGGGGGAGGACAAGGAGGCGCGGGCGAACAGTGTGTCGCACTTCCTCGGCGAGGAGCGGGATGACGGGACGCGGCGGGTGGGGATGGTCTGGGTGCCGTGCGTGACGCAAGCCGATGGGGCGGTATGGCCGCGCGACTGGGGGGAATTATTGATGGCGGAGGCCTCGGAGTTTCCCAAGGGCAAGCACGACGATCTCGTCGACTGCTTTGTCCATGGGTTGCGTTTTCTGCGACTGCGTGGTTTGGTTCGGCGGGCTCGGGAGGTCGAGGTTGAGGTCGAGAGCGCGCTGCGGGATCCGGGGACTGGGCCGCCGCCGCTCTATCCCACTTAAGGGGGAGGGTTAGGTTGGACAGTCGTTGGTGGCTGAAGGACAGCGTGATCGACACTTGGTTTGCGATGGGCGCTCGGGTGCTGAAGACGGAGGCGGCGCCGCAGAGCCTGCGGCCGCCGAGCTTGCGCGAAGCGATTTACGCCTGGGCTTTGGCTCAGCGCCCGTCCGAGACAATGACCACCCCGGAGACGGTCGAGTCTTACGTCAACGGGCTTGAGCTAGGCGCGATGAGCGCGTTGCGCGACGCCTGGGAGAGGCGCCATGGCGAAAAAGAAGCGAGAAACTGAGATCCCGCTTCGCGAGGGGGTTCGCGAGGGGATGCCTCGGCTGGAGCAGGTCAACGGCCTGATCATGAGTTTCGGCGTCCTGTGCAACGGCTATCCGAACGTCGACGTGATCAACGCCTTGATGCTGTTCACCGCGCAAGTGCTCACTTCCCAAACGCAGGACGAGCACATGGGGAAGATGGTCGACCGCTACACCGATTTTTTAACCGAGCGGGTGGCTGAAATGACTGCGGGGGCGCGGTCGAAGACGAAAGGAGGCGCGAGCCATGGAAAGGACTGAGATCGTCAACGCGAAGACGAAGGTGGAGATTGAGGTGCCGCCGCAATTGACGAAGAGCACCCGGCGCAAGAACGCCTATCACTGCGTGTTCGCCGAGGCCTGCACCAGGAGCCTGCATGTCGAGGAGGCGATCATTCACCTTTCGACGGCCTATCTCCGGTTTAAGGGCGAAAGGGTGTTTCGCCGCTACCGGGTGCAGATGCGGCTGCGCGATCAGATCATTTCGTTCGACCGGTTTGGCGTCTTCGACCCTGGTATTTACACGCTCGGCACCATCCAGCCGTCGCATCGGGCGAGCGGCGAGCGCCAGGGCTCGGACAAGGCTGGCAAGAGCGGCCAGAAGCGGCGCGGCGGCGTCAAGATCAAGGGCGTGCGCGAGCGCGCCAACATCGCCACGCTTTAGCGATGCATGAGCGGCTGATCGATTGGTGGCGCCGGAAGAAGGAGCGCGAGGCGGAGCGCAGGCGTATCGCGGCGAGGATCGAGGAGCGCCTTTCTCCGCGCCAGGATGATGACCCGCCGCCGTCCTGGCCGAGCTTTGACTCATCGCCACCGGCGCCGGATCCGCCATCGTTTGATGGAGGCGGCGGCAGTTCGGGCGGCGGCGGCGCCTCTGGGGATTGGTGAAGGAGAAGCGCTCGATGCTGATCAAGTACGACGACGAAAACGGCAAACCGCAGAACACCCAGATCCAGGACTGGGACGAGGACGACGACTACATCGAGATCGTCAATGGCTGGCATCATGAGGCCGAGGGGGTGCTGATCCCGCGCGCCAAGATCCAGGAGGTCATTTCGGCGCTGCGAGACTTGCAGTGAGGAATGGCGGTGCTGGCGATGATCCTGGCCTTGTGGCGAGCGCGGCAACGCGCGATCGACCTTAAGATCCTGTGGCCGATCTGTAAGCAGGGCGCGCCAGACCTCGATCACGCCAAGGCGGCGTTCGCCTATCATGCTTTCAGCGACCCGGCGTGGCTGTGTCTCGGCGAGGAGGCGATCGTCGAGGCGATCGACAAGCTGGAATGAACGAAATCGAAAAGGCGCTGCGGGCGCTCGTCGACCGGCTCGATGAGATCGTCGCTGATCCGGCGTTCAAAAGCGTGTGGGTAATCAATCAAATCCACGCAGGGCCCTATCGGGGTCCGAACTGGGTCGACGCTCTCGACCGCGCCCGCGCTGCTCTTGCTTCGATCGAACGCCGTGAATGAGATCTACGTCATCGCGTTCTTCGCGGCCATGATCGGCACGATGATTGGCTGGGCCCTCGGGTTTTATTTCGGCTGGAAGCTCGGCAGGAAGTGGGGCGAGGCTGACGGTGTCGCCTGGGCGACCAAGCGCCTGCAGGATCTCAGGAGGCGGGGATGAACGACGTTGACACAGTCAATGATCGGGTCGGGCGGATCCGGCCGCTGCTCTCCGGCCTTGATCCGATCATGCAGATGAGCATTCTGGCTGATCTTATTTCCATGTTTCTCGTCGGTCATCTTGTGTTCGATGAGAACGACCAGCTTGACCCGCTGGTGACGCAGAAACTGCGTGAGGAGAGGCTGCAGACTCTCGGCCGCATGGCGCAGGAACTGATGCCGATCAACCATGCTATGCTGATGGAGAGGAGAGGGGAGGCGTTGAATTGACTGAGCGGCCGCGAGGCGGGGCCAGAGGGATGCGTCCTGGCGACGCGACCCACGGGCTGCGCTGGTACGTCGTGCGGAGCAAGTACTGTTCGTACGATATAGACGATGACGAGGCGAAGGTTTGGACGCTCAGCCTAAGCCCATACATCCCCGGATGGGCCACGGACAGCGGCTTTGGCGGCTACGGACTCCCTTATCCGCTAGCGCGCGAATTGGCCGACTCGGCGAACAGCCACAGTTGAGCATCGCGGAGCGGCGCCGGGTAGTCGCCCGCGCAATGGACATGCAGGGGCGGATTTGGTGCTGGGACTGCGGCCAGGAGTGCGCGACGGTCGCTGATTACGAGCTAATCGTCGTCACCGAGGCCGAAGACATCGAGTTGATCTGCCTTGAATGCCGGGATGCGCTGATCGGCCGCAAGCGCAAGGGCCAGGATTAGCTTGCCTGTCATCACTCGGTTGTGTTCAATCCACAGATTGTCGCTTGACAGTCTGTCGCGCTGTCTGCGACAGTGGGGAATACCGAGGATCATCCCATGAAAAACCTTCTGCTCGCTACCACGCTTCTGGCTGCGGTCGGGGCGACGCCAGCCCATGCCCGTTTGCAGCTTTCGATCACCGCCAACGGCGCGACTTTTTCCTGTTTCGACGGGCAATTGTCGTGCGATCAGAGCGGCGGCGCGAATAACCTTCTCGTCATCGACCAGACCGTCGGCGGCGCGTTTGTCGAGGTCACTCTGGCCCAGAGCACGTTCGGGCACCCAGACATTCTCCAGCTTTCAAGCTCCAACATCGAGAACGTGAGCGGCGCTCCGATTCGGATCGGCTTGTTCGCCAGCGACACGGGCTTTTCGCCGCCCGTGCGCTCGATTTTGGAGAGCGGCTCGTTGACGTTCAACGACGCGGTTGGCTCTGGCCCGAGCGCCCTGTCGTTTTTTGCCGACACGCTCAACCGGCAGGGCGCGAATCCGACCAACACGCCAGGGACGAACCTCGATACGGTCGTCGGGACGCCGGTCACCAACCCGGATTCGTTCTCAGGCTCGCGTCTGTCGGCGTTTGCGTCCGACTCGCCGTTCTCGATGACGGAGAGCGCGTCCTTGGCGCTGATCGCTGGCGGCTCGATCACCGGCTTTAACCAGTCGATGCAGACCGCCGCGATCCCAGAGCCCTCGACTTGGGCTATGCTCGTCGCAGGCTTCGCGCTGTTCAGCCTTGTCGGCTGGAAGCGCAAGCGCACTGCGCGGGCGTTCGATTGCGAGGCGCAAGCGGGCAAATTGTAAATGGCTTGATTGCCCTATCCCTGGCGCTGGCGGTCTGGAGATTGACCGGCAGCGTTCTCGGATGGGCGGTGTTGTTCGTTCCCGGCGCGGTGCTTGTGACGATCGGGACCATCAGAGTTTTTGGAGGGGATGAATGAAAAGGCTGCTTCTGGCCGGGACGTTCCTGGCGGCGATCTGCGCGCCCGCGCTGGCGGTGACGAGCTTCCATGTCGGCGGCAATCTGGCCTCCGGCTCGGATCCGATCGTCCTCGGGCAATCGAGCGAGTTCAAGATCATCGACAACAACGGCGACGCCATCAATTCGCCGCTGACGGTCATCTTCGCCATTCCGTTCGGGGCGAATGACCCGACCGTATCGAGCTTCGATTTCGATGGCGGCCCGCACCAGACGTTGGTCGGCTCGCTGCTCGGCAAGGGTCTGTGGATCCCAGGCGCGCCAGGAGCGCCGAAAGACCTCTATTCGTTCGTCGGCTGCACCAAGGGCTGCGACAACTCGATCAACGAGACGAACATCGATCTGGCGCTCGGCAAGGCGGGCCTCGGGGATCCCTCGTTCTTTGGCGTGTTCGAATTGACGATCAATCAGGCGTTCGCCGCGAAGAACGATTTCGAGGACGTGTTCGGCTCGTTCGCCAACGGAACGGTGATTGCGCCGCTTGCCGATAATGACGTGAACGGCAAGACGACGTTCTTCGACACCTCATGGACGAACGCCGGCTTCGTCAATGCGGCGGCCGTCGTGCCTACGATCCCCGAGCCGTCGACCTGGGTGATGCTGGTGACCGGCTTCGCCTTCATGGCGTGGGGCGCCGCCACCCGCAGGCGCCTGCGCAACTTCTACTAATTGGGTTCGCGGCCGCCCTCCGGTTGGGCGAGAACGGAAGGCTGGGGGCGAGTGCCGCTATGCTCCCGGCGTAAAACGGGAGGTGCCAATGATGCCTGACGAGGAAAATCCTCCGGTCGAGGTTAAGACCGAAGCGCCCGCAGAGCCGCCGCACGAGGCGGACGCGCCCGCAGAGCCCAAGTCCGAGGAGGCTGAGAAGGCTCCTCCAGCGTAAGAGTTCTTGCGTCCGGGGGCGGACTTCCGGCCGTCCCCGTGTTTCTTCCCCATTCATGATCGTACGATGCGGAGCTACGGCGCGGTCGCCGAGCGCTTTCGGCGAAACTAGGAGAGAAGCAATGTCAACAACGGTTAAGATCGTCGGCGGCTATCTTGAAGTCGATATGGGTGCGAGTGGTCAGCCCCCATTGGGAATTTGGGGAGGTCGTCCGCCGAACTATGTGGATATCGGCGGGCCGCCCCCGCAGCCGGGTATTGGTGGCGGTCCTGGTTCTCTGCCGCCATGGGTGATGCCGCCGATCCACTATCCGCCGAGCGGTGGCGGCGGACAGCCTCCTGGGATTTGGGGCGGCGCAAACGAGCCATTCCCGACGCCTCCGATTTATATCCAGCCGCCGGGAGCGCCTATTCCTCCGGGCGCGCCGCCGTGGGTGTCCCACCCAATTCCGCCGACTGTCTGGCCAGAGCCGCCGGTCGAGGGCGTGACACCGACGATGATCGAATGGAAGAGCGGTTGGTCGCAGGCGACCGGCTGGGTGGTCATTGGCATTCCGCAAGCGCCGCACCCGACGCCGTCGGCTTAAGGGTGTTAGGCTCCAGGCACGGACAGCCGTGACGTTGGCTCGGGGGCGTCGTTAGCCCCCAAATTCGACGCCAGAAGCTTCCCCGATTTCCCCTTTCGGGGAACTGTGCCTGGGCCAGAGAGTTGGCTGTTCTAGGGGAGGGCGGTTTCCTTTCGTCCGCCCTCCCCGCCCTGGGGAGCATTTTCGTATAGAGTGACGGAGAGCGCAGAGGGACTGACCGGAGAGACTGAGATGTCAGGCCTCGTGCAATTCATCGTCAACATCATCGCCCTCTTAGCCGCTGGCGGCATTTTCTTCGTCTCAATCGACAAGGTCGCGCCAGACGCTTTCTTCGCCCAGATCGCCAAGATCGCGATCGGCGCGCTCCTCCTGATCGCCCTGGTCGTCACTGTCGCCGCGGTGTTCGGGCTCGGCGGCGGCGCGATCGCTGTCTCGCCGCTCGGCGTCGTCTACTTCGCCGTCGCGGTGATCATCGCCGTCGTCGTCCTGTACGTCATCAACCTGATCGTCGATTGGTTCGGTTCGCAGATGGGCGCTGTTGCCCCGCTGGTCGGCTCGATTAAGTACATTCTCGGCGCGATCGTGCTGATCGGCCTTCTCATCGCGGCGGCGGACCTCTTGTTCGGAGTGCGCTTCGGCTCCTTTCCCGCAGGCGTCAAAACCGGAGCTTTGCCGACAAGAGAACAACTACTGCCACCCCGACGGGTGGCGTGATCCAAACATCAACGGAGGCAATTAAATGGTTGAAGCAAAGATCCAGCCGCTGACGGTGGCGCAAGCCCAGTCGGTGCTCTCGCGCGCCGCGCGCAATGTCGGCCGGGTCTATGGCGTCGGCTTGAGTGTCGGTCAGCAGGGCAACGAGCTTATTTTTGTCGATGACCTGGGCGACCCGGCGGTCGACGGCTTCGCCAACGACGGCGATCCGGCGATCGTCTGCGCCACTCAGCAGGAGATCGAGGACGGCTCGTTTCTCAGGCTGTTCGCCGCGCGCTCGCTTTACGCCGCCCTGGCGCTCAAGGTCATGGAGATTGTCGAAACCGAGCCGCTGAAGCCGTGAGGAAGCGGTCCAGGCGATATCTGACCGATGTTCCGGATCTGGAATGGTGCGGTCAGTACATCCTCGGCGGCGAGGACGGGCACACGCCCGTCCCCTGCTATTCGCTACACGAGTGGGGTAAATGGATTGAGGAGACGGATCATCGCGTCGTCGCCCAGACTGGGAACGACGACTGGCGTGTTTCGACTGTTTTTCTCGGCCTTGACCATCGGCACTGGGGCAACGGTCCACCGATCCTGTTTGAAACGATGGTGTTCCGCCACGGCAAGAGCGCCGACGAGATGGAACGCTACTCGTCCTGGGATGACGCGGAGACTGGCCACAAGGCGATGGTGCGCAAGGTGTTCGGAAAGGCTGTGGTGGCCAAATGACCCACCTGATGAACATGAGCTTGAGCGTCCAGGGCTGGTCGGTCGAGGCCGAGCTTCTCGACGACGTCCGCATCGAGATCCATCATTCCGAGCAGTTCGGCGATACGCTGCGGATCAAGCTCATGTTCAAAAGCGGGCGCGAATCGCTGCTGGAGGGTGAACTGAGGGACGGCGCCGGTCACCCCTTCTACGACGCTCTGATGAGGGAGATCACCGCCCCGTCGAAGACGGTGATCGAGCACGAGGAGTTGCCTGATGATTGAGATCGGACGGCGCGGGTTCTTCACCGGGCTCATCGCGCTCGTCGCTGCGCCGGCCGTGATCCGCGTCGCGCCGCTGATGCCGATCTCGACCCGCCATATCCCGCTCTATGTGCCGGTTAGCTGGCTCGACAACACTCTCCTCGACGTTCCGCGCCGGTTTTCCGACCTCAAGCTCCACGCGTGGCCGCAGCCGCAGGGCGCCGCCTGGGTCAACATCAACGACTATGATCCCGGCTTCGTTAAGGTCTGGGCCGCGAGGCTGAGAGAGGAAGCCGAGAGAACGAGGTGGAGAGGCTATGCCTAAGATTTTGGAAGACGCGGTCAAAGCGATCAAGAAATCTAGCCCTGGCGTGAATCCGTGGGCTGTCGGAACGGCTAGCCTCCAACGCGCGGGTGAACTCAAAGCCGGAACTAACCAACCGACCAAGCTCGGCGTGAAGCGTGGCAAGATGAGTCGCAAAGAGCGTCACGCACATCCGCTAGCGACGGGAGGGGCGGTTAAGCCGTCGCTCGGCCGAGCGGGGCGCTAAGCGCCAGGACCGTTGATCCGCCGAAGGATGTCGGTGCATTCGTCGATCACATTGATCAGTTTGCCGTCGACGGTTTGGATCGAGCAGTGGACGTCGGAGTGCAGAAGGTCGCTCTGCGGCTTGCGGATTGACACGATCTCTCGCGGGTTGACGTAAATGTCCTGCCCGTCCAGGCTGTGAACCAAGATCAGTATCACGGCGGCGACAAGCAGCTTCATGGCGCGCACCGCCGCCTGGACCCCTCCGCTCGGTAGATTAGCAGATCTTTGTCACGCGCGCTGGAGTGGGATAGAACTTTTCGCGAGGTGAGAGGGGAGGTGCTGGAGATCTCATCCCATGGCCACGACGCCAACGACACCCCAGAAGCCTGCCGACCCGCACCCGGCCGGTAAACCTGCCGACAATGCGACTAAGCCCGAGCCGCCGAAGCCGCTGAAGGTTGAAGACGCCGCCGAGCTATTCAGGAGCGGCAGTCGGCTCGCCAAAATGGGCGATCCGCCGGAGAAATGGTTCTCGATGGGCCGCACCCCGGACGGAACCGCTGTCCTTCAGGAGCCGCTGAGCGACGCGAAGCTTGAGGAGGTCAAGAAGGGTTCGTACTACTTGGTCGAGGATCAGGGCTCCTATCATATTCCGCCCCCGGCCCCGCCTCCAGCCTCAGAGCCAGCCCCAGCCAAAGGGACTTAATCCATGCCTGCAGGCCTTGGGGCCATCCGTCTGCCGGCGTCACCGGTCGACGGAATGGACGATATGGCGACGCCGCCATTCGGCGGCCGCCAGGGCACCGTCGTCATCGACCTGGGGGACGACGAGCCCGACATCCCCGAGGTCGATACCGACAAGGGCGTCGAGATCGAGGGCGGCGGCGTCATCGTCCGAATCGGGCCTGCGCTCGCCGACAGGAAGAACCTAAAGTTCAACGACAACCTCGCCGAGGCGATCCCGCGCAATGTTCTTGGCGGGATCGCCGACGAACTGCTGCAGCGCATCGAAGAGGACAATAACTCGCGCCGCGAATGGCTCGACACCCGAGCGCGCGGCATCGAGATCCTGGGCCTGAAGATCGAGGCTATGCGATCGAGCGGGCCCGATGGCTCAGCGCCCCTGGAGGGCCAGTCGCAGATCCGCGCCAGCCTCTTGTGTGAGGCGGTCGTACGATTTGGGGCGAACGCCTTTTCCGAGCTTTGCCCGACCGACGGGCCGGCGAAGGTCACCGAGGACACCGCAGCCTCGACCGCCGATCTCGACGACCTCGCCGACGCTCTGGAGAAGGTGCTCAACCATTACCTGACGACGATCGACAAGCCCTGGGTGCCAGACACCGACGCGATGCTGTTGCGGGTCGGCGTCGATGGTTGCGTGTTCAAGAAGGTCTATCACGATCCCATTCTCCGCAGACCGATCTCGCGCGCCGTGTTCGGCGAAGACGTGATCATCAACAATTCCGCGACCTCGATCTATGACGCCAAGCGCATCACGCACCGGGTGATGATGGCGCCGTCGACCCTGCGCCGGATGCAATTGGTCGGCGCCTATCGCGACGTGCCGCTCGGCGATCCTGGCTGGAAGCAGAAGGACGCGCCCGAGATTCAGTCGGAGCAGATCGGCGGCGTACGCAGGAACGAGAGCTACGAGCGCGACGATCGCGATCACGAGATCTTCGAATGCTACTGCGAACTCGACCTGGAGGGTTTCGAGCACGAGACAGCCGGCGAACCGGACGGTCTTGCCGTGCCTTTCAAGGTGGCGATCGATCGTGAATCGAAGGAGGTGTTGGAGATCCGGAGGAATTGGAACGAAGAAGATGACATGTGTTTGCCAAAGACGTTCTTCGTCCAGTTTCCATTCATTCGAGGCTTTGGAATTTATGCTATTGGCCTCTCGCATCTCTTGGGCAATATTACAAACGGCATCACTGCTGCTTGGCGAGAGTTCATCGATGCCGGGATGTTCGCGAACTTTCCTGGCCTATTGGCTGCAAAGGGGGCTGGGCGGCAAGACAATTCTGTAATCAGGATCCCTCCTGGCGGCGTTAAGGAGATTGAGACCGGCGGCTTGCCGATACAGCAAGTCGTGATGGGAATGCCCTACAAATCCCCCGACGCCACCTTCGTTCAGTTCATTCAGCAGCTAAACTCAGAGGGCCAGCGCCTCGGCGGCACCGCCGACGTGATGGTGGGCGAGGGCCGTCAGGACGCGCCAGTCGGGACGACCCTCGCTCTCATCGAGCAGGCGATCAAACCGCTCCTCGCCACTCACAAACGATTGTGCGCCGCGCAATCGGATGAGCTTCAGCTTCTTGTCGAGCGGTTCCGCGAGGATCCCCAGGCGCTCTTCCGGCATCAGCGGCCGAGCGCCAACGGGTTTTCCTGGGACGAGCAACTGGTTCTCAAGGCGCTGAACACCTACCAGATCGTCACGCGCGCGGATCCGAACACCGCCTCGCACCTGCAGCGCATGTTGCGCAACGCCGCGCTCTACATGATGGCGAAGGACGACCCTGCCGCCTTCAATCTGATGACGGTGCGGCAGGTTTGCATCCGGGGCATCGGGTTCGCGAATCCGGCGCAGTTCATCAATCAGAACCCGCAGCCGCCGCCCCCGGATCCGAAGGCGATCGCCGCGCAGACGACTGCCCAGGCGGCGCTTCTCGACGCCCAGGCGAAGATGGGGCAACTGCAACTCGACGCGAAGAACGCGCCGATGGAGGCGCAGGCGCGGCAGATGGACGCGAGCGCCAAGATCCAGGCGGCTCACGCCGGGGTGCAGAAGCAGCAGCTAGCCACGCAGACCGCCGGGATGCAGGCGCGTAACGAGCAAATGAAGCCGGCGATGGAGCAGGCTGGGCGCCAGCACGAGGCGGAGCAGAACCAAGCCGATCGGCAGACCGACATCCTCAAGGAGCAGTTGAAACACGCGCACGAGATGCGGCTCGCGGGGATGGAGCAGCAAGGCGACATGCAGAAGGCCGGCATGGAGCAGCAGGGCCGTTTGGCCGAAGTCGGAGCTAAACACCAGACTGAAGTTGCTAAAGCCGGGATGCAGCATCAGGCGTCGATGGAGGAGGCGCATCTGCAGCATCAATCCGCCATGGCCCAGGGCGCGCAGGCGCATCAGACCGAAATGGCGAAGGGGCAGCAGCAGCAGGCCACAGCCATGGCCACAGGCGCGCAGCAGCACGAGGGCAAGCTCGCCGAGATCAAGGCTCAGCCTAAGCCCGCGGCCGCGGCGCCGAAGCGGGCGACCGGCGGCCGGGTGACGACGCCGTTCGGCGAGGCGCGGCAGGCGCCTGACGGGCACCACTACGTCAAGCACCCGATTTCTGGGCAGTACTTCCGGGTGAAGAGGGGCGAATAATGCCCGTCCAGGATTTCGGCGACACTGACGGTTGGACCGCCGAGCCGGTCGATCATGATCCGTTCTCTTCTGAAACGAACCCGTTCGTTGCAGGGAATGTAGGGAACGAATCGGGACCGTTTCGGAAAACCGGATTTGCTGGCCACATTGCGGCGACCTCGGACGCCAGCCATCCGCTCACGGCGCGCTCGCTGCCGTTCGCCGCCAGCCAGCCGCAGGAATCCGTTTCATCGTACGATCCATCCTGGGCCGAGCAGATCGAGTCCGGGGTGGGTGACACCGCTGAGAGCGCGGGGATCCCCAGGGTAGGCGCGCAACGGCTCGGGTCGACGGCGCGCACTGCGGCCGAATTTACGCCGTTCGTCGGCAACGTCCTGGCGGGCAATGAGGCTTATCGCGCTCAGCAGCGTGGCGATCCCTTTGGCGCAGTGCTGCATGGCGCGATGGCGGTGCCGATCCCTGGCGCGTCAACTGAGGAAGGCGCGGCGCGTCGTTTGACGCCGCTCGGGTTCTATTCGCATGGCGCCGATGTCGCGGCGAACCTGCCGCAGGCGAAGGGAACGGCCGAGCAAATGCTCTCCCAACTGGGCAAGCGCGGCGTCAAGCCAGAGGAAATGACACGAGCCGGGGTCACCGAAGACAATCTTGCCCTGCCCTTATTCGCCAAGCAGCCGATCACCAGAGAGGAACTGGCCGAGCGCTTCGATCAAGCCATGCCAAAGCTTCAGGAGACGGGCTACGGCCAGCAATACTATCGGAACGACGAGTATGGCGGCGGGACTAAATACGATCAGTACACGCTCCCTGGCGGCCAGAATTATCGCGAGTTGCTGCTGCATCTGCCGGAGGGGCAGGAAACGACGCCTCGCCAGGGCTACGCCATTTTCCACGCTAGCAATGACGACCGGACCCCGGAAAGTCCTGTATTTGCCACCGAAGCAGAAGCGCGGCGCGAGCTTGAACGATATCCGCCCAGCCTCGCCTATGAGGTTAGAGATGCGCCGTTTAAGGGAGAGGGCGAGGGGGCAGGCGATTACCAAAGCTCCCATTGGGACGTCCCCAATGTCGTCGCTCACTTGCGGATGTCAGATCGGAAAGGCACAGGTGGCGAAAACCTACTGCACCTTGAAGAACTGCAAAGCGATTGGGGGCAGGAGGCGCGAAAGGAAGCGGAGGTGAATAGGGTCGCCCCTGGCCCAAGCGATACCGGCGTCCCTAACGCTCCCTTCATTGGCTCGACTCAAGGCTGGACGGATCTCGGTCTGAAGCGGGCGCTGATTGAGGCTGCGCGCGGCAATTACGATGGCTTGATTTGGACTTCGGGCGCCGATCAGGCGGCGCGCTATGACCTCTCCAAACAGATCAGCGATTTGTCGTACAGCCCTGACTTCGGTTCTTTGCAGGGGCGCACCACGCGGGGTTATCGAGGCATCAACGAATCCAACATTCCGCCCGAGAAGCTGGCGGACTACGTCGGCGCCGAGACTGCGAAGAAGCTGCTGGGTACGCCGCTTGGCCCGCATTGGAATGCTGGGGGCGGGGCTACATTCGAGGACGGCTGGCACACGCTCTCCGGCCTCGATCTCCAGACTGGCGGCGAGGGAATGAAGGGCTACTACGACCGCCTTCTTCCGAATCGGCTCGCAACGCTGACCAAAAAGCTCGACCCCGACGCTAAGGTCGGCACGACGCGGGTTCCAGGCTTCCTGGATTTGACCCCCTTTCGTGAAGGAGGCGGCCAATATTCGGTTCAGAACCGCGCAGGCGACTTCACCGATGCGGGACCGCGCTTCAACAGCAAGGCCGAGGCGCTTGACGAGATCGCGCGGCGCAAAGCCGCCGATCCTGGCAAGGAGTTCCAGCATCTCCCGATCACGCCGCTGATGCGTGAGAAGATCCTCAAGGGCCTGCCGCAGTACAAACGGGGAGGGAGAATCGCGATGGCTGACGGCGGCGCATCTGACTACGTGCCAACCGGTTCCGTCACTTTCGCTCATGGCTCCCTGGAGCCGGTCGACGGGGATCCTTTCCCCCCTGCGCCTCAAGTCCTGGACAGCGACATCAATCGCGCCAAGGGCTTTCCGGAGCCGCGCTCGCCGATGCACGATCGCATCGCCGCCGCCTCCCAGGACGATCATGGCGACGCGCCAGCCACGGGCGTCATCTCGCCCGAAGCCATGTATCAGCAAACCCCGCACTCGACGGAAACGCTGGCGCACTACGCCGGCAACCCGGAGCACGCGATGCCGCTGCGGATCGGCGCCGCGGTGGGCGAAGAGGGCAAGCGCATGGGCCAAGCGCTGTGGAGCGCCGCTACGGCTCCTGGGGACGTGCTCACCGGCAAGGCGAGCATGGCGGATCCGGAGACGCAAAATCGGGTCATAGGGCTGGCTGCGTCGTTGCCTGGAGGAGGTCCGGAGGCGGCGCTCGGCGCTCGCGGGCCGGTCGGCGCTGCTGCCAAAGCCGCAAAGCGCGCCCCAGCGGAGCGCGAGCTTAACACCTGGAACGCAGAGACTGGCCAATGGGAGGGCCCAAAACCAAAGATGAACCCGCCGGAGGGCGTGACTTACCCGCCGCTGTTCAACCTCGACCCAGAGGTGATGAACAAGGTGCCGGATGTCCCCCAGTTCGACTTGCCGCGCTATGACCCGCCGCGCGGCGTCTCGGAGCGGATGCGCGACTTGGTGACCAATCCGGATGTCCGGAAGCAAATGATCCAGTTGGTCCGCAACGGGATGCAGACCGTTGGGCTGAGTTGGTACAATACTGGCCAGCTACGCGCCATGTTCTTGAAGGAACTGGGTGACACTGAGGGGCAGCAGGCTTTTGAGAAGTACATGAATCTCGTGTCAGCCACGAGTCCTGAGAACAAGATCCCGCAGAACATCAGAACAGCTAGCCATTTCTATGAGAGAGACGCGCAAGGCGTGCCGCCGCCGGAACGAGGCGATCCAATTGCGCAGCCCTACGGCTCTAAGGCGCAGAAGCTTCACCAGCAAAACGTGAAGAACGTCCTAACCGAAGGCTATGACGTCCTGCAAAATCCGAAGCCGCCGTCTTTCGTTCAGAACCTGATGGGTAATTACGCCCCTGGCACGATGGACCGGCACGCCTTCAAGCTCCCGGCGATGCTGTCTCGTGATCCGCGCTTCCTGGAGACGTCGTTCACGCCGGAGAAAGGCGCGGCGCCGGTGCGCCCCCAAGAGATGTATCGAAACGGGAAGCTGACGATTGACGATGCGGTCAATCAGCCGACCATGTGGGCGGGTATGCCGAACAAGAACGAATATGCCGCGCTTGAGGGCTACTACAAATCGATCGCCGATGAACTCGGGATCACGCCAGCCCAGGTGCAGGCGTCGGCCTGGGTGGGCGGCGGACACGTCACGGGGCTGGCCTCAGCCGCTGACGAGACGTTCCTGCATTCTTTCCAGGGGAGAGTCTTCAACACTGCGCACCATACCGGGCAGACGCCCGCGGAAGTGGTCAGGAAGATGATTCGCGGCGAGCAGCCTTTGTTGGCGGGCGGGCCGGGAATGGCACCAGTTCTCCCGCAGGGTCAGGCTCGGAAAGAAGCTCAAACTTCGACGGCTGGGGCGGGAGCTTTGCCTCCGCAACCATCTGATCAAGAACTTCGCGAACACCCGTTTTATTGAGAAACTCCTTGAGCGGGAGGCGCTCGATCACCGTCGGGCCCTCCTCTTCGAAGACTTCCAGTTCCCAGCGGTTATTCCGCCAAAGCGGCCAAGCTGTGTAGCGCATCACTGGTCACCTGCCGTAGTGTGAAGAAGCTCCATCAACTTGTTGATCTCGATCTTATGCGCCGCGACCGCCCGATCATGGTCGAGACTATCCTGAATCTGCTCCGGGGTCCGCTGATCCGCTTCCGCGGGCGTGACAGGCTCGACCGTGGGCTCGACTGGCTCGACCGCCGGCAGGGGGATTGAATCTGGCGGGATCTTCGTAATCTCGACGTAATAGGCTTTTGACGTGCGGGCGTGGATCCCGCCGCAGTGCTGCGGCCATGGGTATGACCAAACGCTGTAGCAGTGGGCGTGCGCGGGTTGAGCGATGAGCAGTGCGGCGATAGCGAGTTTGTACATAGTGCCTCCTGTTGATGTCGCTATTTCTGCTACAAGCGAGGCACATTGTCAACCGGGCGGTTTGTGCTAAAAACAGCGACTGAGGCAGTTGTGGGATCGATGACGGGAGGGCTCCCCTTATGGGGAGCGCCAATAGTGAAACTGTCCTCGCTCTTTCATGGCCGCGATCTCGTAGATACGGGCCGCCTCTTCGGCGGTAGCGAAATATCCAAGATGGCGTTTTACGCCATTGGAGCGTATCTCGGCTTGAAATTTCCTATTGCGCTGCACCACTCCACGGAACCCAGACTTGCTCTTCGTCTTTCGTTCTTGGTTCCAATTTTGCTCCGTCACTGTCGCCAACCGCAGTTGCTCCCAGCGATTATCGTTAGGCTTGCGATCCTTGTGATCGATCGTGTTCGGAGGGTCGCGGCCGGTCATCCATTTCCAAATCACGCGATGCGCGAGATAGAGATCGCCAGCGATGCCGATTTGGCATTCACCACGCTTTTTGGGCACCCCCGCAGGTTTCCTTGCGTAGCGCGTGTTCCAAATTTTCCAAGCCCTTGTCGTGACGAAATGGTCTTGCGGTCGCTGCTTCCATGTCAGCGCGCCATTCTCCGGGTCATAATCGAAACAGGCGCGCAAGAAGTTCTGCGAAGGCAGAATTTTGTTAGGATAGGAGTTAGGCATCGGAAGATAGCCCTTCTGATGTTCAGAGACGCCGTCGTCCTTGCCGGGAGGCGGCGTCTCGTCAGCTTAGCGGAGTTGAGCTATGCCAGCTAGCCTCACGCCCAAAGATCATACCTCCGCCGTCCTCAAGCGCATGAACCTCGCCGGGTCGATTCCCGGTAATCTCGACCGGAATAACGATGCTCAAGCGGACAACTACGGTCTAGCCTCCGCCCGCTCGTCCGACGCTTCCAGTTTTAAACTCACCGGAGCCCCGAAATCGCCTCACATGGGGCGCCCTGGCAGGCAGGCTGGCGGCCGGATCTCAGGCGATCTTGTCCGCACCCGGCGCACTCCGCGAGAAACCGCCGCCGATATCGCGGACGAAGAGAGGACTGTCCAGGCGCTCGCCAAGGACCGCGCGACCGGCGGCCGGATCGGGCGCTCGCTCGGCGGCTCGGCGACCGCCAAAGACGAATACACCCAAGCCGGGAGGACGATGACCAACGAGGACGCCTCCGGGAAGGATCGATTTACCGGCGGAGATTTCCCTCCCAGCCACGCTAGTGGCGGCCGGGTCGGCCGCGCGCATGGCGGCCGCACCGCCAAGGGCAAGACCACAGTCAACGTGATCATCGGGGGACAAAAGGCCAATGCGCCGACGCCTCCCATGCCGCCACCGCCGATGGCCGCTCCCGGACCCGTCGGCCCGCCTCGTCCGCCGCCAGTGATGCCGCCTCCCGGTGGGCCTCCTGGCGGAATGCCGATGGGCGGCGCGCCTCCGGGCATGGCTGGCGCCTCACCTCCCGGCGCTCCGCCGATGCTCAGAGCGCGCGGGGGGAGGATCGAGGCCGAAACCGCCGGCAGGCACGACTTCGGCAAGGCCGGCGTCCACAGTTTCGGCAAGGGGGGCACTAGGGCCGGGGTCAGCCTCAAGCGCGAGTACGGATCTGGCAGCGGCCTCGGCCGCATGGAGATCGCGCGCAAGGAGAAATGATGCTCGATGCGTCGTCGCTCTATTTCGGGCGCAGGCTCCTGGAGATGATTCAAGAGAAACAACTCGAAATGCAAAAGCCGCTCTTGTCGGGGGCGGCGCTCGATTACCCCGACTACAAGGACCGCGCCGGGTATCTGCGGGCCTTAGCCAACGTCGTTAGCTGGATGGAAAAGATCAGCCTGGAGGAGGAAAACACTCGTGGCGCAAGTAGCCTATAGGGTCGTCCATAAAGAGGATCCGCGCGACGCAATCATGCGCGACCTCGGCTCGCTTGATGGCTTTGACATTGCCGCGCAAGGCGTCCTCATCGCCACCTACGAGCGCTCCGACGATATCAAAACCGAAGGCAACATCATCCTCCCCCATGCTCATCTGAAAGAGGATGAGTTCCAGTCGCGGGTCGGCTTGGTGGTGAAGCTCGGCCGGCGCGCCTTCGTCGATGACGAGCATATCCAGTGGCACGGCTTCCGCTGCGACGTCGGTGATTGGGTCGTCTACCGGCTGTCCGAGGGCATCAAGATGCAGATCCCCGGCCCTGGCGGGGTCAAGTGTCGCTTGATGTCCGATGCCTACCTCAAGCTCAAGGTTTCTCATCCAGATGCCGTATTCTGAAAATGGAGCATATCTCGATCCATTTCTTATCCGAGTGCTTTGAGCATCAAGGCGACGGAGTTCTGTTGTGGAAAGCGCGCCCAAGGGCGCACTTCTTCTCAGATTCATCTTGTCTGAAGTGGAACCGCAAATACGCGGGAACGATAGCGGGAATAAGCAAACAAGGTCGTGGATATCATCAGATTGGTTTGACGTATCAAGGACAACGACGTGGTCTTTTAGTCCATCGCGTAATCTGGGCGCTGTCGAATGGCCGGTGGCCAAACGAAATCGATCATCGCAATGGTGATCGTGGCGATAATCAGATCAGTAATCTTCGCGAGGCGGATCGATCTCAACAGATGCAAAACCAGCATCCGAAGAGGCTCATTGGCGCGTCTGAGGATCGCCGAGATGGAAGATTCCAAGCTTACATAAACTTGCGAGGAAAGCGGACGGCGCTTGGTCGATATGAGACAGCCGAGCAAGCGCACGCTGCTTATCTCGTCGCCAAAAAACGGCTGCATTCTTTCCAGCCTGAATTTCGAGATTGATGCGGGATGTACTGATGCCGATCGACGACGAAGACACAGCCAAGGCGCAAAAGGATCACGGGAGCTACTTCGCGGCGTCGACCCAGGATGATGAAGGTCCGGAGACTCGCTACGAGCCGATCGAGGTCGACCTCAGTCAGCCGGAACCGAAGAAGGGCGAGACCGGGCGCGACACTGGCGCCGCGGCCGAAGAGCTTCGTGCGCAGCTAAGGCAGGCGCAAAACGCCGCCCAGGCGGCTCAGCGCATGGCCCAGGAGCAGAGCCAAAGGGCGGCGCTCGCCGAGCAGCGCGCCCAGGGCTCGACGGTCAGCATGATCGATTCGGCGCTTGAGGCCGCGCAGGTCACTGCCGCCAACGCCAAGGCTAAGTTCCAGGCCGCGCTCGACGCCGCGGACAGTGCAGCCGCTGCCCAGGCGCAGGAAGAATTGTCCGACGCTCGGCATAACCTGCTGCGCCTGCAGGAACACCGCGCCATGACAGCGGCGGAGGTCCGCCAGCCGCCCCCGCAGCGGCAGCAGCCGCAACTGAACTCAGTCGACCAAATGGCGAGCAATCTCGTTGAAAGCGGTTACCCGCGATCGGCGGACTGGCTTCGCGCCCACCCGGACTGGGCGGCGCGCGGCGACTTGCTCGACCGGATTGCGACCGCCGACCGGCACCTCGTCAACAACAAGGGCTTCGTGCGCGAGACGGATGAGTATTTCGACGCCCTGGAGAATGAGCTTGGGATGAGATCACAGCAGCAGCAACGAACCCCTGGCGCGGATTACAGCCACGTCCAGCGTCGGACGCCGCCGGCCGCGGCGCCGACCTCCAACAACGCGGTGAGCTTGCGCACCGGTCAGCCGATGATGCGTTCGCACGTCCCGCTCACGCCAGCGATGCGCGAGGCGGCCGAGCTTAGCGGCATGTCCGAGCGCGAGTACGCCAAGGAGTTCGAAGAGGCCAGAGTGGCTGGCAAATTGATAGGTTACCGATGACTGACGCTCCCACTACGCACGTCCCCAACAATCGAGTCGGCAACAAAGAGACTGTCCGGAGCGCGGACGAGGTCGCCTCGGCCAAGCCGCAGATCATCGACCACGAAGCTCGGGCTCGCGCTCGCGTCGCCGAAATCAGGGCCATTCATGGTGACGATGACTTCAGTGAGGTCTACGTCGACAAGTGGTTTGCCGAAGCGCCTCCCGGCTGGACGTATAACTGGAAGACCCACAGCGTCTGGAATAAGGAGTATCCGCAATACCTTAGTGCGCTGCAGCACACGGGCTGGAGTCCGGTTCCGGCGCATCGCGTGCGGCACCTCCTCTATCCGGAGTACGAGGGCGAGAACGTGATTCTTGACGGGATGATCCTGATGGAGCGCCCGAGGGAGTTGACAGATCGCGTAATCCAGCGTGAATATCGCCGCGCTGTGGATGTAGTGCGTAGTTCTGAGCGAAAGCTTTCGGATGCGCCGGCTGGTACGGCGCCCAGAACTGCCTTCGCAGAAACCTCGCCGCGAGTTCGCGGCCACGTCGGTCCCGTCGAAATCGACGGCTAACCGGCAAAACGGCGGCCCCTTGGCGCTCTCGGGGTCACCGACAATCTGATGTCATCGGCGGCGCTCGCTTGATGACGAACCTTCCAACCCTCACGGGAGAAGTTCGTCATGGCGAACATATTTGCGCCCTTCGGTTTCGCGGAGTCTCACCGTCTCGGGGCCGCGCCCACCTATCAGATGTCGAAGCGCTGGATTAACCCAGCGAGCGCCGTTCCGATCTATTTTGGCGACCCCGTCATCCAGACGTCGTCCGGTTATGTCGCCCAGGCGGCTCCGGCGGGCCAAGTCAGCGGCGTCTTCGCCGGCTGCGAGTACGTCTCGAAAGCAGCCAAGAAGATCATCTGGAGCCCCTGGTGGCCGGGGATCCCTAGCGACGTCGTGACCGGCGGCCAGGGCTTCGACGTCAACGCCAAGGTGATCGACGATCCGGCGATCGTCTTCAGGGTCCAGGCGAACGGTCAGATGACGGTGGGGATGATTGGCCTCAACGCCACGTTCACCTTCGGACTGGCCGCGGTTGCCGCCCCCGGCACCAATCCCGCGCCCAATCAGATGAGCGGCATTAGCAACATCGCTCTCGATATCACGCAGACCGTGCCGGCGGTCACCGCCACCTTGCCGTTCCGCATTGTCGACATCATCCGCGACCCGCCTGGGGTGAACGGGACAGATATCACAACGCCTTACAGTTGGGCGTTCGTGACCTTCAACAACCAGGACTTCAAGATCACAACCGGTATCTGACGCACTGACGGAGCAGGCTAACCGTCATAGGATTGGAGAAGTAACATGGCCGTCTCCGTCGCCCAGGCGTACGATCTAATGTTTCCTGGCCTGCGCAAGGTCGCAGGGGAATATAAGGATATCGACCGGATCTATCCAAAGATCTATGCGGTCGATAAGTCCTACATGGCTGTCGAACGTACAGCGTCGATGCGCTTTCTAAGTCTTGCAGGCTTGAAGAATGAAGGCGCACCGACGATCTTCGATAATCAAGCCGGTGAACGGTATATCTACAATCAATACCACAAGGAGATTGGATTAGGATATGCGTTCACCAGAAGGATGGTGGACGACAACTTATATAAGAGACAATGGCGTCCATCTAATCTTGGTCTACAGAAGTCATTTAACCAGACCAAGGAGATTTACGGCGCAACTCCACTGAACACCGCGACGACCTACGACCCGTCGGTGCTCGGCGATCAGCAGCCGCTCTGCTCCCTCAACCATCCGATCGACGGCGCGGTTGTTCCTAACCGGTTCACCCTCGATATGGATCTCAACGAGGCCTCGCTGCTTAACGCCCAGGCCTCGATCCGCGGCCAGTTCCGCGACAATGCCGGTCTGCGTATGCAGGCGCGAGCGAAACGCCTAGTCGTTCCCATCGCTCTTGAGCCTATAGCCATTCGGCTCCTCAAGACTGTCCTAAGACCAGGAACCTCAGACAACGACGTCAACGCGATCCTTGAGACGTCAGGCGGCATTCCGGACGGGTATCTTGTTCACGATTACCTGACCTCGCCGACTTTCTGGTTCATCCTTACCGATCAGGAAGGCTTGCTGTACTTGCAGCGCGTACCGTTCGAAATGTCAATGCAGGTCGACTTCACGACAGACAATCTACTTGTGAAGGGCTACGAGCGGTATAGTTTCGGGTACTTCGACTTTAGAGCAATCTGGGGCTCATTCCCGACGCAGTAACTGTAGCGGGAAGGAGTAAGACTTATGGATATCACTCCTGGACTTGGTAATCTCCAACTAGTCGGGCAACCGACGTATGCCGCTGGCAACACGTTCAGCGGCCCGGTGATCGCTGGGTCGATCAAGAATAGCTCGGGCCCAAGCTCGCTTCCGGCTGGAGCCGGCGGAATGCAAGGCCTCGCCAACGCCGGCTATGCCGAGATGGGCCAGTCGGCGGCTATCACCCAGGCGGCTGGCGCCGTTGGCACGCCAATCGTCATTCCTGGGCAAAGCCAGATCCTCTCGATCACCCTGATGGTGACGGCGGCCTGGACCGGCGGGGCGACCACCGTGTCGGTCGGGCGCACGGGCGGCGGTGTTGCTGATCTGGTCGCGCTGACGGCGGCTGCGGCGCTCGGGCAGCTTGCGCTCCTGCCCGGTACGGTCGCAGCGGCGGTTGCGCTCTGGAACGACGTCGGCAACGCCGACATGCAGATCACGGTGAACTCGGCCAACGCTGGCGCCGGCGCCGGCATCTTGACCGTCCGCTATCTGCAAGGGATCAACATGACCGCCGGATAACCGGTGTAAGGAGGTTTCCATGAGCGGTGGTGAAGAAGGTCGAGCATACCGGGCGAGAGGCGGCGTAGTCTTCGCCGGCAAGGGCTCGCAGCCGCTGAAGCGCTTTAAATCCACGAGCCATCCATCCATCGCGGTCGATGCTTCGACGAAGCGCGGCGCAGGGCCGCTGTTCCGAAAGCGCGGCGGACGGCTCCCCGAGGCCTTTAAGGAGCACGAGGGGGATCCGGAGGAGGGTCGCGAGGAGAAGGCGACGGGCGGCGGGATCTCAGGCGGCGCTGCGAAGCCGAGCATGGGGCGCGCGGGGCGCAAGGTCGGAGGCGGCGTCGGCGCCGACTGTTCCCCGCTGACGCACGCGCAGACCCCTTCGAAGCCGAAGGGCCGAAAGCTCATGGGCGAAGGCGAGAAGACTCCGTAGTCATTTGGTTGACCCTTCCCCTCTGCCTCAAACAGGAGCGGGGTCGTTTCGCTGGAAACCATCAGGCGCCGCTGTCTTCTCCGCATGAGGGCAGCGGCGATTTTCGTAGGAGACGGCAAATGCGCCCAATTAGCGTCACCGTCGGCCCCGGCACCACCCCGCTTACGAGCGCTCCGATCAGGCTCGACGAGTGGGCGGATGCGCAACTCGGCGTCCAGGTAGCGCCGATCGGCACGGCCAATTTCACCGTCCAGACGAGCTTCGACGAAGGGCCGGATTCGCTTGTCAATCCGATCCCGGTGGGCTCGATGGTCTGGGATTCGACCTTGCTCCCGGCAGGGGCTGTAGCCGGTTCGGCCGCGATTTCGTTCACGCTCCTGGCCTCGCCGCTGTGGATCAGGCTCGTGCTGAATAGCGGCACGGGCTCGGCGCGGATGAATGTCGTTCAGTACGACAACGGGGCGTGATGATGAATAATTCGACGCTTGAGATCACCGAGGGCGATCGTCAGATCAGCGAGATCGCAGGCGCCGTTGGCGCGCTCTCCGTTCACATTGCTGCCGATGATGGCGGGTGGATGGTCGCCGACTCGATCGGCCCGCCGGTTTCGGAGGCGATTATCTGGGCGGCGCCCTACGATAGCGCTTACGTCGCGAGCGGCGCGGTAGTTCGTCTCGACTTTCCAGTTCAGAAGGGTCTTTGGCTTCGCGTGCCGCTTGGCGGAGTGTGCTCGATCTCGTGGGATGGACCGGCGACGCCCAAATGAGCCTCACCCTCACCAACACCTTCGACTTCGCCCCTTCGGCCGGCGAATGCGTCCTCAATGCGCTTTCGCGCATCCAGATCCGCGGCCCAATGGTGAAGACCGAAATGCTGCACATGGCGGCGATGGAGGCCAACCTGATGCAGGTCGAGTGGTCGAATCGGGGTCCGAACCTGTGGACGGTCGATGAGCAGGAGATCGAAACCGAGGCGGCGTTCGCCACCTACCCCGTCGACCCCTCGACGATCGCCGTCCTGGAGGTGACCCTCGGCCAGGGCAGTCCGCCCAACGAAACAGAGATCATGCTGACTTCGATCTCGCGCACCCAGTACATGTCTTATCCGAACAAGGCCTTGCCGGGGCGTCCGACAGTCTATTGGTTCGACATCCTGATCGCGCCGACGATCACTCTGTGGCCGGTCCCTGATCAGGTCTACAATCTGCACTTCAGCCGCTATCGCCAGCAAATGGACGCGACGTTGCGTAACGCCGGCAATTTTGAGGCGCCCTACCGGTGGCTCGATGCGGCGAGCGCGGGCTTAGCGCACCGGCTGGCGCGTCATTACGCGCCTGGATTGGAGCAGCAGCGCAAAGCGGATTACGTCGAGGCCTACGGCCATGCCGCGGCGCGCGACAAGGAGAACGCGCCGGTCTTCATCAGCCCGATGTTGGAGTTCTACAGCGCGTGAGGAGAGACTATGGCTTGGGCTTCACGCTCTGGGAGGGCCGTCACTAATCCTGAACACCCGCGGGCGTTCGCCGTCTGCGATAATTGCCGCTTTTGGTACAACCATAACAAGCTGAAATGGCAGCGCGAGTGGCAGGGCACTCAGATCATCAACAAGGGCTTCCTGGTCTGCGAGGGATGTCTCGACAAGCCCAATCCGCAGCTTAAGGCGCGGTTGATGCCGCCGGATCCGGTGCCGATCGCCAATCCGCGGCCCGAGATCAACATCTACCCGCTCGACGTCTTTCATGTTGGAGTCGAAACGACTCCGCGCGCCGCGGTCGCGACCGAAACGGACGCCTCTCGCAACTGGCCAGCCGGCGCGCCGATGGAAATTGAGGATTAATATGTCTAGTTGGAAACATGGACAAGCTCCTCAAGGAGCAGGGAAGCCTGAGACGAAGGAATATCGTGCGTGGCGCAATATGATACGGCGCTGCACCGAAATAAATAACGCGAGCTATTCTTATTACGGCCCGCGAGGAATTTCGGTGTGCGAGCGCTGGCGGAATGATTTTATTACGTTTCTGGCGGATATTGGTAAGGCACCATCTCAACAACATTGGCTCGATCGTATTAATGGTGACGGCAATTACGAGCCGGGGAATGTACGCTGGGTAACTCCGGCAGAATCTGCCCGTAACAGGCGTGGAAATTATCACACGCCAAAGAGAGAGGAAGCGGTGAAGAAGTGGCGGGAGGCTGGGCCAAGAGCGCGCCGCAGGGAGCTTCAGCCGTGAACGACTTCAGCGAGAAGCCGAGCGCCTGGAAGGGCCCCTTCCAGCGGGCCTATGTCGACCTATCGACCTCGACCCGCCAGACGTCGCTCGCTGCGCAGCCCACCAAGGCACGCGCGAAGAAGCCCCTCGGCCAGTCTGCCAAGACCTCGGCCCGTCAGAACCCATTCCAACGAGCCCCTGGCGAGCCGGCCTCCCCGAAGCCGCTCGACACGCTTCCGCCGCCGATCGAGCAAGAGATCCCGATCAGTCAGCTTCCGCTCGCGGGACCAATTCTCGGCGCCGAGATGGTCCCGATTGTGCAGAATGGGATTACCTGTCGTACGACCAGTGTCGGATTGGTCGGCCCGGTGGGATCCCAGGGGCCGATGGGACCGCCTGGGCCAGTAGGTCCGAAGGGCGCTGACAGCACGGTCCCTGGCCCGACAGGTCCGCAGGGCGCGCAGGGAGCCACAGGGCCGGCTGGGCCCCAGGGCGCGGCGAGCACGGTTCCTGGCCCGCAAGGACCGCAGGGCGCAACTGGCGCGGCCGGGGCGACCGGGGCGGCTGGACCCTCTGGCGCTGTCGGGGCAACCGGCCCTGCAGGACCGCAAGGGCCCCAGGGCAATGTGGGTCCAGCGGGTCCGCAAGGTGCGCAGGGCGCTGCGAGCACCGTCCCCGGCCCGCAAGGACCGACCGGGGCGACGGGTGCGGCAAGCACGGTCCCTGGCCCTGTAGGCCCAAGCGGACCCACTGGGGCGACTGGACCCCAAGGCCCACAGGGCGTCGCTGGCCCTCCTGGCGGCCTGGGCGAAGCGCCGCAAGACGGGCACATCTACGGCCGCGAAAACGCCGCCTGGGTGCAGGTAACGGGCGGCGGCGGAGCGAGCGTCACGATCTCGGACACGGCGCCCTCATCGCCGAACGTCGGCGATCTCTGGTGGTCGTCGACGCTTCTGACGATGTTCGTCTATTACAACGACGGCACCTCGAGCCAGTGGGTCGTAGCGAGTCCGGGGATCAGCGCGTCGAGTCCCTTGGTCAATGCGCCGTTCTCGGTCGCCAATGTCGCCGCCAGCGGCGCGACTGCGCTCAACTGGACGAACGGCGACATCCAGAAGGTCACGCTCAACGCCAATTCGACCATCGCCGTCTCGGGCTGGCCGGCTTCCGGCACGCTCGCCAAGCTCACGCTCGATATTCAGAACACCGGCGCTTTCAACATCACTGGCTGGCCCACCGGGACGAAATGGGCGGGCGGCGCGGCGCCGACGATTACTTCCGGCGCCGGAAAGCAGGACGTGATCGTTCTGATGTCGCTCGACGGCGGAACGACCGTTCTGGGCTCGGTCGCGGGGCAGAATTACTCATGACCGGGGTAGTGTGAAAAATTGGCTATTTGGTACTGGGTCGCGGCGTCCGCGGCGAACTTCGCCACCGCGAACTGGGCGACCAGTTCGGGAGGGACGGCGTCGGGCCAGCCGACGACCGGCGACACCGCCATCTTCGACAGCAAGTCGTCGGCCTCCTGCACCCTCGCGGCAAGCGTCTCGTTGGCGTCGCTCGACTGTCAGGGCGGCGTCGGGAATTTCGCCGGCCTCCTGATCCACAACAATGGCGTGACGGTCACGATCAGCGCGGCCGGCGCAGCGGCGTTCCGGCTGTCGCCGCAGATGAGCTACAACGGCCCGACTTCCGGGTGCCTCCTCACCTTCACCAACACTTCCGGCGTCGCCATGCTGACCAGCGCCGGGAAGAAATTCGGCGCGATCACGATCAACGGCGCGGGTGGAACGGTGCGTCAGGCCGACGACCTCAGCGTCAACACCGCGCTCAACAGCCCGTTCACGGTGACCGCCGGAACCTTCGACGCCAACGGATTCAACACCACCGCAATCTCTTTCCTTTGCAGCGGCGCGGGCGTTCGCACGGTCCTTCTCGGCGCGACGCTCAACCTCGGCGGCAATACCGGATCCGGCGCGACCGTCTTCACCACCGCGACGTCCACCAACCTGACTTTCACGGTCGGCGCTTGCGTCATCAACGTGGTGAGTACGGGCGGCGCGTCCTATGTCATCATGGCGTTTAGCGCCCTCACCTACAACGCCATCAATTTTCAGACGACCAGCGCGGCGCTATACGTCTCGCTCACCGGCTCGCCGACATTCTCCAATTTCAACGTCGCTCCTGGCTGGGTTTTCTATCTTCCCGGCCAAGTGATCGGATCCCCGGTCCTTACGGTCCAGAATGCTTTCGCCCTCGTTGGATCGCCGACTCTTCCGGTCGGCTTCGTCTGCACCGCCGTTGCGACTTTCAATTTCTGTCCGGTGTCCTGCCCTAGCGGGAACTGCTCGATCCAGTGGGGAATCTTGAGCGCCTGCACCGGAATCGGCGGGGCCAATTTCTCCGCCACCGACACCTTGGCGGTCGGCCTGAACACCGGATGGGCGATCACGCCGCCAATCGACGCTTCCATACCAGCCGCCGTTGCTTCGGCGGTATGGGGCGACTTGCTGAGTTCCAGCGATTTCACTGTGGCCGGCAGCGCTGGCGCGCTGATGGCGGCGATGGCTAATCTGCAATACACGGTGCCGGCGATCGGCCGCGGCACGACCGCCTCCGGCGGCACCCGGACGTCCATCCCGACTTCCGCCTTTGCGCCCGCGACATCCGCGTCGGTCGCCAATCAACTTGTCGGAAGAGCGGTGCTGTTCGATGCTGCGACGGCTACGGTCGCCTTGCGCGGTCAGGCGGCGGTGATCTCGGCCAGTTCCGCTGCCGCCGCCCCGACGCTCACCGTATCGACGCTGACGGCTGCGCCAGCCTCCGGCGACACCTTTAGCGTCGTGTGACACATGGGCATAACCAAGCTCGGTCCAGGCGGCTACTCGGTCGCGGTTAACGCCCCAGCGGCGCCCGCGGCGCCAGTCTCCGGCGCGGCTATCCTCCTGGTGGGGATGTAGCGATGGCTGTTAATTTCCCTGACAGCCCGACCAACGGCGAGACCTTCACCACCGGCGGAATCACCTATCAGTGGAACGGCTCGGCTTGGATCGTGACCGGCAGCGGCGTCGCGGGCCCTGCCGGCCCACAAGGCCCCGCTGGGCCGACGGGGCCGACTGGCGCCACCGGAGCGCCAGGGGCGACGGGCGCGCAGGGTCCACAGGGCTTGACGGGCGCGCAAGGGGTGCAGGGACCAACCGGGTCGATGGGCGCGCAGGGGCCGGCCGGCTCTGCCGGCGCGACCGGGCCTCCTGGCGCCGATAGCACGGTCCCCGGCCCGACAGGTCCGCAGGGCCCTCCAGGGGCCGCTGGGGCGACAGGCAATACCGGAGCCACAGGACCGCCAGGGGCGACCGGCGCCCAAGGCGCAGCGGGATCTCAAGGCCCCACAGGACCGGCTGGGGCAGCGGGACCAGCGGGGCCGACCGCAGTCAGCACTGATGCCAATAACGTCGCGACGCTTGGCAGCGATCATCTGATCTTCGTGCCGCGCCCGCCGAGCGTCACTGTCTCCGATACGGCTCCGTCTTCGCCAAAAGCGGGCGATCTCTGGTGGGATTCAGTAGGCGGGCAACTTTATGTTTGGTACGTCGACGCAAATTCAAGCCAGTGGGTGGTCGCCAACAATTCCGGCGGCAATTATCTGCCGCTGACCGGCGGCGCTCTGACGGGGCCGGTTACGGCCGCCGCCGATCCGGTCGTTCCGCTCGGCCTCGCCACCAAGCAATACGTCGACGCGACGAACTCTCGCTACCGCAACCGGATCATCAACGGCGACATGTCGGTCGATCAGCGCGGGGGCAGCGGAGCTATCGCTGCAAGCGGCAGCAAATACATAATCGACCGTTGGGCCGCTGGCGTGTCGGTTGGCGGCAAGTGCAGCGTCGGCAGCATTGCCGGAGCGCCTTATCCGTTTGCCTTGGGCTGGACGACAACCACTGCCTACACGGTGACGGCTGGCGACTATTTCAATCTCAACCAAAAAGTCGAGGCTTATAATTTTCTCGACGCCAATTGGGGAACCGCGAACGCACAGCCGGTCGTATTGGAGTTTTGGGCCTTCTCGTCGCTTGCCGGGACGTTCGGCGGATCGTTGAGCAATGGCGCTTTCAACCGTTCTTACCCTTTCACCTATACGCTGACGGCGAATACGTGGACGAAGATCAGGCTCAACATTCCCGGCGATACGGCTGGAACGTGGTCAGTCGCCAACACCGCTAACGCCTTGACCGTGACGTTCGGCTGTGGCGTTGGCGCAACTTATTCGGCGGCTCCTGGCTCATGGCAAGCGGGAGCTTTTCTTTCAGCGACTGGCGCGGTCAGCGTCGTCGGCACGCTCAACGCGACGCTTAACATCACCGGCGTTGCGCTGATGGTCGGCGCGGCGGCGGCTAACGCCGAACCTGAGTTCCGCAAGTACAGCGACAATCTGATCGACTGTCAGCGGTATTTTTGCAGCGTGCCCTTCAATGTATCGGCCTATACTGCTGCGGGTGTGACGGTTGGTTATGCGCAGACTTTGCCGGTTATGATGCGAGCCGCGCCAACGATCACAGTAAGCACTACGGGCAGCAGCAATTTTGGTGCTATGGCTGTGTCAGCTACCAGCGCAAATGCTGTTACGCCAAGCGCCGCCGGAACAGCGACGGGGGGCGCTTATTTCTATGGCTCCTTCAAGGCGGACGCGGATTTCTGACCATGCTGGATTTCCCGTCATCCCCCACAACCGGCCAGATCTTCACCGCGCCCAATGGCTCGACCTGGATTTACGATGGCGTGAAATGGGCCTCGACTTCGGCCGGAACAGGCTTCCTGCCGCTGTCAGGCGGCACGCTGAGCGGCAATCTGACCATCGCTCCGGCTGGTGACGCCAACCTGATTTTGAACAAGAGCGGTTCCGGCCACTCGAACGACATTTTCTCTTACACCGCCGGCTCGCCGCGCTGGCTGTTTCAATTCGGCAATTCCACCGCTGAGGGATCTAGCAACACCGGCTCGGACTTCGTTCTCGCTCGCTATGACAACAGCGGCAATTACCTCGATGCGCCGCTGATCGTTCAGCGCGGTGACGGGCGCGCGACGGTCACGCAAGATCCGATCGTTCCGCTCGGGATCGCCACCAAGGAGTACGTGGACAACACTGGAGGGTTCAACAACGTCGGGCGCAACCTGATCAACAACTCGATGATGCGCGTCGCCCAGCGCGGCAATGGGCCGTTCACGGCGGCTGGCTATAGCCTCGATCAGTGGGTTGTTTACGTCAACGCTGACACAGTGAGCGTCGCACGGGGGGCTTTTGGAGTTGGAGGCCCGACCGGCGATGAGGCGGCGCAATATTTTCTCACCAGTAGTTTCACTGGTACGTCGGGAGCGGCGGCGGTCAACGGGATCGTCCAGAAGATCGAGAACGTAGCGCGCCTGTCGGGCAAGACGATCATCGTCTCGTTCTGGGCTAACACAAACACAGCGCCGAAGCTCGGCGTCAATGTTTATCAGAGTTTCGGTTCAGGCGGCTCGCCATCAACGGGCGCGTATGTGCTTGCTACTGGACAGCAATTCGCTATCGGCTCGACGTGGGCGCGTTATTCGTGCGCAATCGCCATCCCGTCGATTGTCGGCAAGACGCTGGGAACCAATGGTGACGATCACACTCAGTTTATATTTTTCTATTCCAGCGGCGCGACCAACAATCAGATCGCAGGCAACATCGGTGTGCAGAGCGGCACGATCAACATCTGGGGCGTGCAGGTCGAGATCGCCGCGCCCGGTCAGACCCAGCCGTCGCCGTTGGAGAAGCCCGACTTGGCGACCGAACTGGTGCGCTGCCAGCGGTATTTTGAGAAATCGTACAATCAATTTATTGCTCCCGGCGCAGTGAATGGTGGTGGGCGCTGCCAAGCTTTATTGTCGCAGGGGGTTACTCCGACAGCGGTAGTCGGGCTAAGTCAAACTATACGCTATGCCGCCACCAAACGTGCCGTGCCGACAATTACTCTATACTCAGACGCCACGGGGGCGTCGGGTAAAGCCCGCGACAATCAGTCTAACGTGGATGTAACAGGCACTCTGGTCGTTAATGGCGATAGTTCATTTGGTTGGTCAGCAGTTCAGAGCGTCGCTTCTTATAACGTGAACCTTACCTGTCATTGGACCGCCAGCGCGGAGCTATGACCATGCAGCTTGTCTACACAGACCCCGACAAAACCACGATCAAGGTGACGCTCGATGAGGGCGAGAGCCTCGGCAACCTCAATGGGCCGGTCGAGGCGTTCGTCCCGACCGATCGGGCCAACACTGACTATGCGGCGATTCTTAGCAAGAAACTGAAAGTCGAATCTCATAAAGCGAGCCCTCCAGGATGAGCTACACCTACATCACCTTCAAGAGCGCTCTGGCGATCGAAATGGCGGTGCCGAACAACGACCCCACCAACCCGCAGTTCATCGCCATCATCAACACCCTGGTCGATCAGGCCGAACAGCGCTGCTATCGCGATCTCGACCTTCTCAACGCCACCTCGACGCAAACGCTGCCGCTCACCGCGGGCTCTTCAAAGCTCGATTTCTCGACCCTGTCGCCGAACCTTCTCATCCTTGAGGACGTGAACATCGTTCTGCCGGCGACGGTGACCAATCCGGAACTCGGCGAGCGGGCGCCGGTCTATCCCGTCAGCAAGGAATGGCTCCGGATGACCTACGGGGTCAGCGGAACCAAGGGTGTGCCGGTCTGGTACGCCATGAATGACGATCGTACGATCTTGCTGGGGCCCTTCCCCGACCAGGGCTACACCGTCGAACTCATCGGCAAATATCGGCCGACGCCGCTCTATTCGGCGCCGCCTGGGGACGGAACCCAGACGACCGTGCTCACCTCGATGCTGCCGGATCTCTTCCTCGCCGCGGCAATGTGCGCCGGTAGCGCCTATCAGCATAATTGGGGCGCCCAGTCCGACGATCCGCGTCAGGCGATGTCCTGGGAGACGAACTACCAGACCTTGCTCGGGTCAGCGAAGGGCGAGGAGATGCGCAAGAAAACACATGGGTGGATGAGTATGACATCGGAGATCCCGGCAATGCCGAACCCGCCAGGAACGCCAGGACCGCCCTAATGCCGCCGATTAGCGCGCTGCTCTTTGGGGGTCGACCATCGGCAATTCCCAGGCTCGTAGTCGCCATTGTTGTCGATGCGATCAATGCTGTGCTTCGAACTTGGTTTCCGACCCATGTCGGCGAGAAAGTTTTCGTAGCGGTCCCATCGATGACACACCGTAATGCCGCGACCTCCGTAGTAGTGATACTCATTGTAACTTGGAGACTGGCAGCGACGACGAAGGTTATACCAAGCCTTTAACTCTGGTGTATTAGGATGGCTTTCGCCATGCGTGCGATTCATTCGCCCAGCGCGTATACGGAGACATCCGCAGGATCGGGTTTCGCCACTTTTCAAGTGGCAGGCGGAGACAACTGCTTCACTCCCGCAGTCGCAGCGGCAGAGCCAGTGGGCGTTGCGGTTTCGTACTTCTACAAAGGAAAGAGCAATTAGAAGATGAAAGCGCTGACCTGCTATATTGATGACGGACATGCGTTGTTTCCTGGGCTGCTGTCATGCCATTTATGACTGTGAAATTAATTCCGGGGGTCAGGGCTGAACAGACGCCATTGTTGCTACAGACTGGAATTACACAAAGCAACAACATTCGCTGGCGCGATGGCCTCGCGGAGAAAATCGGCGGCTGGAAGAAGTTCTACAACGCGGCGATTGCCGGCCCGGTGCGCGAGCTATGGACGTGGGCCGACCTGGACGGCGCCAACCATCTGGCGGCCGCGGGCGGCAATAACGTCAATGTCATCACCGGCACTTCCCTAAGCCCGGTCGGCCCGCTCGCCGCAACTCGACATCCGAGCGGATTGGCGACGACCGCCGGGTCGCCGCTCGTTGTGGTCACCGACACCGGTTCGAACGCTAGTACTTATGAAAGCGTCACCCTGCAGACCCCCTATGCCATTAGCGGTGCAGGTGGCTTCGTCATCTATCCAGGCAGCTATCCGATCGTCGCCGTCGCTGACGGTTCTCACTACACGATCAACATCGGCCAAAACGCTACTCTGACCGCCTCCACTGGGACGCTCTGCACGATCAGCAGCACTCTGGGCTCGGCGACGTTCACGGTCGCTCTTCCGAACCACAATCTTGCCGTCGGGGCGAGCTTCTCGATCATTCTCCCGACTGCGGTTGGCGGAGTGGTGCTGTCAGGCTTCTATACGGTCGCTTCGGTTGTCGACTCCGGCCACTTCACCATCATGGGGCCGAACCAAGCAGTATCCGCCCAGACTTCGAACTACGGCAATCTCTCGACTACCCAACTCATCCAATGGGTCGTTAAAAGCCAACAGCCTCCGCCAACGCTTACGGCCATTGCTGCATTCGCGTCTGGTTATGCGGGCATCATGATGCCGCCGAACCCCGGCAACATTACGCCAGGGATGACGGTGTACGATGAGACAACCAACCAGACACTCGGCATCGTGCAGAGCTATGGCCCGCTGACGGCCAGTCAGACCCTGACCAATGGGTTCGCCTCTGGGGCGACGTCGATCAACATGGCGCCCAATACGAACACGCTTGGCGTGATTCCCGGCATGACCGCTACGATCAGATCATCGCTCTTGGGCACGGTTTCAGCCTATGTCGGCAGTACGCTCACCCTGGCCGCTGCTACGACTTTCCCGTCCACGTACAGCATCACAGCCTCGGCTGCGTTTACGACCGCCTACCAGGGCATCATGGTGCCGCCCAATCCAGGCTTCGCAGCCGCAGGCTTGACTGTCACCGACCTCACGACTGGCCACTCGCTCGGCACGGTCGCGACCTACAAGAATTACCCGATACTGACCGATCTTGTTCAGTTCGCTAATCACTCCTGGGTGATCGGCGCGACCTCTGTCGACATGACCCCCTACACCAATGCTGGCAATGGCGGCGGCGGTGATAATCCCATCATCCCCGGCATGACGATTGGTGACTCCAATGTCGGGGGAGGCACGGTCGTCCTCAGCACGGTCGGCGCCTATATCGGCCATACGCTCACCTTTGCGACTCCGGCTGCATACAGTTCTGCTACAGGCTTTGACCGGCTTGAATTTCAGACCACCGGGACGCAAAACGTCCTCGGCCTGACAGGCAACATCGCCGCCAACAGCGCCGGATCCAACGACACTCTGGGGTTCGTAGGCGCTTCGATTTCCAATGATCCGGTGACGTTCAGCAGCGGATCCAATCACGTCCTGATTTTCACTGCGCCTCTCAGCACCAGTAGCGCCGGGGCGAACGATGTCCTGGCGTTCATCGGGGCATCGGCGCCGCCGCCGACTGTGACAGCGCAAGCAGGGTTTACGACCGACTACTGGGGCATCGCGGTGCCAGCTAACCCAGGGCCCATTGTCAATGGCATGTCGGTTGTCGATCAGACCACCAATCAGTTTCTCGGCACGGTCGCAAGTTACGGGACGGTGACGAACGCTCGGCAAGTAGTGGCATGGGGAATGGCGGGCGGCGAAGGCACTCCGGTCGGCATCGGCGAGACTAGCGCGGACATGACCCCCTATACGAACCATTTTCCAACACCGATCATTCCCGGCATGACGATCGTCGACCATGATCAGAGCAAGACTGTCGGCACAGTCGTCAGCTACATCGGCAACATCCTGACCTGGACGCCTGCGATCACCTTCACTGCAGATCCTGGCGATGAGTGGCTGTTCAGCAGCGGGACACAAAACGTCCTCGGCTTGAACACCTTTCTCGATGCCAACAGCGCCGGATCCAGCGACCTCCTGTCGTTCATTGCTCCATCAGGGCCGCCACCGGCTGGCACAACGCCGATGTCGGCCGACGATTGGTGCATGTTCAATTTCGGCAGCGTCCTTCTCATCAATCCGCAAGACGGGCCGATCTTTCAGTATGACCCGACGAGCGGCCTTAGCACTGCGCAATTGGTTCCGAACGCGCCGGTCGCGGCGCATGGCATGTTCCTCGCCATGCCGCAGCAGATGGTGGTCGCCTACGGCGCCTCGGTCCAGGGCGTCCAGGATCCGATGCTGGTCGCTTGGTCCGACGCGGGCAACTACAACACCTGGAAGCTCGCCGTCGGCAATCAGGCCGGAACCTTTCGCTTGTCGCGCGGCTCGATGATCGTCGGCGGGATGCAGATGCCGATGCAGGCGATGCTGTGGACCGACGTCGGTCTTTGGCTGATGACGTACATCGGTTATCCGGATGTCTGGGGGTTCTCCGAGATCGCCCAAGAGTGCGGGCTGATCGCCAAGAAGGCGGCGGGCGTGCTCGGCTCCCAGGTCTTCTGGATGGGCAGGGATAAGTTCTGGACATTCACCCAGGGCCAAGTTCAGCCGCTCCCGTGCGAGGTCTGGGACGCTGTCTTTCAAAACCTCAATACGGATCTCCTCCACCTCATTCGCTGCGGCACAGACACCGCCTTCGACGGCGTCGGATGGTTCTATCCGTCGCTCGCGACGAAGCAGCCAGGGGCGCTGCAGGAGAACGATTCCTTCGTCAAGTTCAACCGGGTCACCGGAGAGTGGGACTATGGAACGCCGATCGACGTCTTTGGCGACGGGAAGACCGGCGGCTCCCTGATCTCCGACTGGATCGATGCGAACGTGTACGGCAATCCGATCTCGGCGATGACCGATTCGACCGGCACGCTCTCGCAACTCATGTGGATGGACATGGGTCAGGACGCCGATGGCGCGCCGATCGATTGGTGGTTCCGCACCGGTCTTTTCCTGCTTAGCGAGGGCGAAGATTTCCTTTTTGTCGACCGCTGCCGGCCTGACTTCAAATGGCGGAAGTTCTCAAGCCCATCGACGCCGAGCGCGCAGATCAAAATCACCTTGTACGCCTACGAGGACAGCGACAATCCGGCGAAGCCGCCTTCCATCTATGGGCCGTTCACCGTCGCTGATGATTCGGGACCGTTTGACCCGAGAGCGCGCGGGCGTTACTTCTCGCTGAAGGTAGAAGGGAACGATCTCGGCAGCTTCGCCCGCATGGGTGCGGTGAAGTTTCGCTTTGCACCGGACGGAAGGGCCGGGTGATATGGCTCCCCTATCGGGCTTAACGGGCGATCTGCAGACCGTCGTGACTGCTTTGCAGCAGTTGACGGTCAAGGTCGGCGATCTCATCAAGCAAATTTCGCTCTCGGCGCCGCCGGCAAATATCGCCGGTCTCGTGAATGCGGCGAACGATAGCGCCGCAGCCACCGCAGGCGTGCCGGTCGCGGGCATGTACCGGAATGGCAGCGTACTCATGGTTAGAGTGACGTGATGCCCGGTTTCAATCCAATCCCCTCCAGCATTCAGATCTCGCGGATGTTGCGCCGGCCGCCGGCTGTCGGGGGCATCGGGTTCCACTCCGGCATTAAGCAGGCGCCGTTCCCCTTAAAGCGGGCTTTAGGTGGGTCCATCCCCGACAATCCGATGACGCCGGTCATCGGCGCCATCAACACGGCGACCCCAGGGCGCGCCGACGCGCACCCGACGCACGTCCCGCCTGGAAGCTACGTCATGCCTGCCGACCTCGTCTCGATGATCGGCGAAGGCAACACCGCGGCAGGGCAGGCGATGCTCGCCAAGATGTTTCTGCCGATACAGGCTCAGTCGACGAATCCGATTGCGCAGATGCGGGGCGGCCCGCCTGGAGGCGGGGGTGCGCCTTTCGGAGCCGAGATGCCGGGATTGCGATCGAAGCCGATGGGTCCGCCACGGCCGATCGAACCGACAATCGTCGGCGAACCCAAATATCCGATCTACGCTGGGCCCGGTAAGCAGGGCCCTAACTTCGTCCAGGCGCATGGCGGCGTCGTGCAAGGCTCTCCGGACCAACCGGGCACTCCGATCAACATTAGCGGCGGCGAGTTTGTGATCCCTCCGCAGGAGGTCAAGCGTCGGGGGCGGGGGGACATCAACCGGGGGCACGAGATCCTCGACGCCTGGATGAAAGACCTCCGCCAGGAGCACATTAAGACGCTGAAGAAGCTCCCAGGGCCAGCGACGTGAGCAAGAAGTTCAGCCACAACAATCGGCCGCCGAAACCGCCGACGGATCTCTCCCACATTCGGCTCGCTGGAGAAGCCGATGAGATGCAGATCTTCAACTTGTGCAGCCTGATGCACGCGGAGGTCGGGCTTCACCCGCTGGACTGGCCGAAGATCGCTGCCATGATCCGGCTGGCGACCATGCGAACGCGGGGGATCGTCGGCGTCATTGGCGAGCCGCACGATCTCAAGGCGGCGATCTTCATGATGATCGAGCCGGTCTGGTACAGCAGCGCTTTCGTTCTTTTGGACTACTTCACTTACGTCAGGCCTGACGCTCGCCAGAGCACCTACGCCACCGACCTCATCGCCTATGGCAAGCAGTGCGCTGACGGCCTCGGCATCGATTTTGTTTGTGGCGTATTTTCAACTGTTCGTACAGAAGCAAAGTGTAAACTCTATCGCCGCGTGATGCCGAAGGTCGGTGAGTTTTATCGCTATCAGCCGAAACCGGAGACGGCAGAGCTTAGCCATTTGTCACAAACCGCCAACCGCGTAGCCGCAGAGTAGTGGAGACTTGCGATGGGCTCGGTATGCGGAGGCAGCAGCAACCAAACAACGACCAATTCGAGTTCGCCTCCGCCGCAGACGCAGGCTGACTACCAGGGCTTAATCAATCGCGCGACCGCGGTCGCGAACACGCCCTACACCCCCTATCCCGGCGAGCAGGTCGCCCCGCTCAGCAATCAGACAAACACCGGCCTCGCCAACCTCAACCAGTACGCCTACGCCGCTCAGCCCTATCTGCAGAAAGCGGGCCAGATGACGCAGGGCGCTGCGGCGCCGGTCACTCCGCAGGCCTTCTCCGGCTCGGCGGTCGGCCAATTTGAGAACCCGTTCACGAGCGACGTGATTCAGGCGACGCAGAACGAGTTCAACAATCAGAACGCTCAGCAGGCGCAATTCCTCAATAGCCAGAACATTGGCGCGGGCGCATTCGGCGGTGATCGGGCGGGCCTGTCGCAGGCGATCTTGGCCGGTCAACAACAGACAGCCCAGGCCCCGGTAATCGCAGGCTTGAATCAGGCGAACTACAATCAGGCGCTGGCGGAGTTCAACAATCAGCAGCAGACCGGCCTCGGCGCGCAGGAGTTCAACAATCAGCAACTCGGCCAGATGGCCAATCAGTACGGCCAGATCGGCCAGGGGATACAGACTGGAGGCCTGCAGGGCGCAACCGGCCAAATCACCGGAGGCATGGTCCCGCAGGGCGAACAGCAAGCGATCGACACCGCGCTGCAGAACAACTGGAACCTCGGGCAGGCTTACCCGTATCAGTCGACCGGATTCCTCGGCAACATCATCGAGGGGATCGGAAGCCAGCAGGGTGGGGTCGGGCAGACGACGTCGCCGGGGCCGAGCGGGCTCAGCCAAATCCTGGGCGCCGCCACCGCGGGCACGGGCGCGCTGTCGAACCTGTTCGGCTCTGCCGCTGGGGGCACGAGCGCGGCGGCCGGGATCGGCACCGCGCTCTCTTCCCTCTTCGGCTTCTCGGACGAGCGCCTGAAAGAGAACATCGTCCCGGTCGGCAAGACCTTCGACGGTCAGACGATCCATAAGTACAACTTCAAAGGCGACCCCAGGACCCAGATCGGGTTGCTCGCGCAGGAGGTCGAGCGGCGCCATCCTCATGCCGTCGCCGAGGGCCTGGGCGGCCTGAAGGGCGTCAACTACGACGCGGCGACGAGAGAGTCCGAGCGCGCCGGTTTCGCGGACGGCGGCGTTTCCCCCGGCTCGATCTTCGACCTCGGCGTCGGCAAGCAGGCGTCTCCGGCCGGCGCGCTGGCGTTGATGGGTGTTCCTGGCGCGAGCGCGGGGACGGGTCGGTTCGGCGCCGGCTCCCTGTCCATGACGCCAGGGGGCACGCTCTTCGGCCGCGGCGAAGCGCCGGTATCCACCGGAGGCAATGGACCGTCGCCTTCCAATCCCCTCCAGGGCGGCCCCTGGCAGCATCCCGCTGCGCCGTATACCGCCCCGCAGCCAGGGCCGATGCTAGCGCCTCGGTCCGGAGTGCAAATGCAAGCGCCAGCGGGGCTGGCCCATGGCGGTCGCGCAGGTTTCGACATTGGCGGTCCGACCGGGCTCGGCAATGTTGACATGACCAACATTCCGAACACGCCGTTCGTCGATTTCTCGACCCCGTTTGCGATTGCCCAGGGCACCGGGGTTCCAGGCCCCAACGCCGGTATTGCGAATATCGAGTTCTCCTCGGCCAGTGAGGCGGGAGGCGGGAACAAAGTCTCCGGGCAGACGATCGGCACGTCGAACCTCGCGCCGTCGCAGATCAATCTCTCGGGCGCCCCTCCTGGCACGACCTTCGCGCCGATCGACTATCAGAACCCAGGCAGCGACTTTCAGACCGCAGGCGCAGAGGCGAGCCTCGGCCCGCATTATTTCACCGTCGGCAAGAATGGTGAATTGGTCTACGGCGGCGAAGGCACGGGCCCGAGCGGCAGCGTCAATCAGGGGGAGTTGCTCCCTCGTCCCGGCGGGAACCTGCCTACCGACACGCCGAAGACTGAGAACGCGCCGCCCGTCGCCGCGCCTGCGGCTGGTCCTGCTGCTCCTGCGGCTGGTCCCGCTACGCCCGTTATCCCAGCGGGGGGTCGCTCAACGGGGTACAGCGCGAGGGCCATAGCCAACAACCCGTGGCTGGCGAATATGTCTATTCCGGGTGATGCGTTGACTGCTCCCCAGGCCCATGGCGGCCCTGGCGCAGGCGCGAGCGGCGGTGGGGCGGGCGCGGGCGCGTGGACTGGCGGCAGAATGCCCTTCCAAGGCGGTGGAGGCCTCGATGACCCCCGCTACAGCTTCTATACGCCGACGACCGGCAACGCGCGCGGGGCGACCTATCATCCGCCAATCCCGACGCCGCCCACTCCGCAACCGATATATACGCCGCGTCATGTCGTGCGTCAGCGTGCGCCGGTCGCTCCGCCGCCGCCCAGGAACTACCCATTGCCTCCGCCTCGGCCGCAGGATCCGCCGCCGCCGCCCACAGTGGCCGCCGCTCCGATGCCGCTGCCAAGGCTGGATGATTTTCCGCCTCCGCACCCGGACTTCACCGCCCCCAGGTCGGTCGTCGACCCGATGTCTGGAACGAATGCGGGAATGAACCCGCCACAGGCTGGCGGGAGCATCTTCCATTCCCTCTTGCCCGCCATGCAGGGTCCGCGTGGCTACACGGCGTCGCCGCCGTCCGACCCCGATCCAGATAGGGCCCGAGGGATCGATATCGCCAGAGGCCTCCTGGACAACCGTCCAGGCTTTTGGAACTCGGGCGGCGTGATGGGCCAGATGCCGCTCGCGGGCGCCACCGGTTACACGCCGCAGGGCCAGGGCGTGACTGGCTTTGACAGCCAGGGCGCGGCGATGGGCTCGGGCAGCGTGGCGAAGAAGGCTGCGGGCTTCGACGGTCTGTTCGGCTCCGGTCTGCGCCAGGGCGGTCGCGTGAGCTTCGCGGACGGCGGTCTGAGCGGGCTCGGGATAGATCCGTCTGGGGTGCCGGTCATCCAACCGATCCCCTTCGATATTCTCAAGGGTGTCCAGCCGTTGCCGGTGGGCAAGGGGCCGCCGCATCCGACCGATCCGAAGCAGCAGCAGTCGTCCAGCGACGCAGCGAATACCGGCGGGGCGCTCGGCAAGAGCATCAGTTCGCTCGCGAACGCTTTCAAGGGCAGCGGCAGCGGCGACGATGCCCTCGACGCCGCCATTCCGTCAGATCTCTCCGGCGTCGACATGAGTGGCGATTTTGCCGCGTTGCCTGACGACACCTTCGACTTTGGCCTTGGCGGGATCGTACGACCGCATTTTGACGATGGCGGCGGCTCTACCGGTGATGGCGGCGACGGCGATGGCGGCTCTACCGGGTTCGGCGGCGGCGACACCGGATTTGGCGGCGACACCGGATTTGGCGGGATGGGGATGAGTGTCGGTTATGCTGGTTCTCCGACCGGTCCTGGCATCGGGTCTGACGCCGTGGCGGGGGGAACGGCGGGCGATACTGGCGGCGTCGCAGCAGGGGCCGGTCCTCACGGCACCGCAGGTGCTGTCGGTTACGGCGGCGGGAGCGTCGGCTATGGCGGGACGCATGGCGGCGGGACGGCAGCGGGCAGCGCAGGAAGCGCAGGTGCTGGTGCGGCTGGCCCAGGCGGGGCGGGCCCTGGCGGAGGCACGGGCGGCGGCGGACATGGAGTGGGTGCAAGTGCAGGAGCGCCAGGAAACGTCGTAGCAGGCGATTCGCCTCGCGCAATATCTACGGCACTCGAAAATGCGCTGCATCAACAGGCGCTAGACGCGCTTTACGGGATGCAGCACAGCAGCCCAATCGGCAACCCGCTTACGGAATTTGGAGTGCAGAGGGCCGGTGGGGTTAGCACAACTGGCGTTCCAGGCCTCAATTCACAGTCAATCGCTGATCTCTCTGGACAGAATGGTCCAGCTGCACAAGTTGCGGCTCGTCAGGCAAGGGCGGGGGTCGGTGCCCCTAGCCCAGGGCTGAGCCCTGCTGTCATTTCGGCGATAAATAACGGAATGCGTACAAACGCATTTAACACTCGTCCGACAGGAGCGGAAAGCGTAAGCACGGCCGGTTTGAGCGCGCCCAGGGCGGCTCCGGCTGTGAGCACGTCGGTGAGCCCGTCAGTAAGTAAGCCGCCTAGCTTTGAGATTGCGCCGACTTATTCGTTTGCGCCGCGAGGCACGCCTGTTTCCTCGCCCGCGAATACGCCGACAGCGTTCGCGCCCCGAAACACGCCGACGGTCATCGCTAATCCTGGCGACACCACCCCAGGCCTCGGAGGGCTGACCACAGACCCTGGAAGCACCCAGCCAGCCGGGGGACGGATACCGGGCCTCGCCGTCGCAGGCGACCAGTATGCGCAGCAGGTGGGGCATGGCGGCCGCTGGGGCGGCGGCAGAATTTCCTTCGGCCTCGGAGGAATTGCACGATCTGGTTATGCTGATGGCGGCACGCTTCTCGGTCCAGGTCCGCCCGCGCCTCCGGAGCCCCCGGAGCCTGCTCCGACCGCTCCTATTGCTCCTGCCGCGCCCCTGGCGGAGGCCGCGCCTGCGCCCGCATCGTCCGCATCGTCCGCATCTCCGTTCGTCAAGCCGACGCGCGAGCAGGTGCTCGCCTACAATGAGTCGATCGCGGCGAAGCACGGGAATAACCCGGACGTCGTGCGCAAGGTGCTCAGCGGCGAAATGGGGGGGAAGGATCCCTATCAGGTCGGCGACGCCGGATCGAGTTTCGGCCCCTGGCAACTGCACGAGGGTGGTATCAACCCGGCGATGAACCACCCCGGCATGGGCGACGAGTATAAGGCCGCGACCGGGCACGATCCGAACGATCCGCATTACTGGCAGGAACAGAGCGACTTCGCGCAGTCGAAGATGGCGGAGCGGGGCCTGCAGCCCTGGGCGACGACGGCTGGCAAGCTCGGCCTTGGCCGCTATGCCAACTTGAACGCCGATGCGCCCTCCGGCGGTGCGCAGCCCGTCCAGGCGGAACAGGCGCAGCAGCAGACGCAGGCAGTGATGGACGACGCCGAGCGGGCTCCGGACAGGCGGATGATCCAGCCGAGCGTTGGCGACGCCTTGATGGCGGCCGGTTTCGCGATGATGGCGGGCACCTCGCCGCACGCCATGGTCAACATAGGCCAGGGCGCGCTGGAGGGCATGAAGTACTACCAGAACCAGCGACAACTCGATCGCGAGTGGATGAAGAACCAAGCTGAGATCGACAACTATGGCAGCGAGGCGCGCTATCGTGATGCCCAGACCTCTATCGCCACCCAGAACCTGAACATTGAAATGTACAAGGCCAAGCTCGGCCAGTGGAACGTCCAGTATCAGGGCTGGCTGGCGGCTGGCGGTCATGGCGATCCGCCTCCGATGCCAGCGTTGCCGACGTCGTTCGGCGGGTCGGCGACCACTAAGTCAGCGGCTGCGGCTGCGCCTGCCCCAGCGCCAGACTCAGCAGCGGCTCCGGCTCCGTCACCCACTGCGGCCACTCCCGCTCCGACCTCGACTGGCCCTGGCCCGCTTGTAGCCCCTAAGAAGGCCGCTGGAGCCCCTCCAGTTGCCGCGCCTACCGCGACACCCCCGAAGGCGGCAACGCCAGCCCCTGCGGCTCCTGCGGCTCCTGCTGACACGACTGCGGCTGCTGGTGCGCCATCCGGTGCGCCTGGGCCGACTGATCCGTTCTGGAAGAGCGTCCCTGCCGATCAGAACCCCTACGAACTGATCCGCTTGGCGAAGCTCTATCGGGCCGGGGCGGGCGTTAACCCCGAGAACGCGAAGACGGCGGACGAGTATGAAGCCCGCGCCCATTCCATCTGGGACAGCGGCATGGCTGGCGGCGTCCAGATCCCCGGCGTCTCGCAGCAAAAGGCGACGACGAAGTATAATGAGGAGATCGCGGGCGAGACTGGCAAGGAAGACGCCAAGCTCCCGGCGCAGATGGATAAGCGGGCTGAGATGGACACTCAGCTAAAGGAAATGCAGCACCTCATGCTGACTTTCCAGCCGGAGCATTACGCCGAGCAAAAGGCGGAGATCGCCGCCGCGGTAAATTCGATATTCCCCGGCGCCGTCCCGCAGGGCGCGCTCGACAACGCGGCAAGCACGCAGCGCTTCCTCAAGGATCAGATGAACGCGGTGATGAACAAGGTTCAGTCGATGGGCGGAAGAGTCCTGGTCAGCGAGATCGAGACGTTCAAGCGAGCGGTGGCTTCGCCGAACATGCAGCCAGCGGCGGCCGCGGCGATCCTCGCGCAGATGCGCGGCCTGATGAAGTGGCAAGACCAGCACGATAATGATTACCTCGATTGGCGCGACCAGAACGCCGCCGCGCCGAAGTCGCGGTTTGAAAGGCAGTGGCTCAAGGATCCGAAGAACAGCCCCGACACCTACATCACGAACGCGCGGCATAACTTCCCCTACCAGGGGCAGGTGATCCCGCCGAACGCTGAAGGGCGCGAGAAGGGCCAAGCCTACATGACGCCGAAGGGCCCACGAGTCTGGAACGGAACGGGCTGGGATCCGTTCGCAGCCCCGGCGGACTGACATGGCCGAAACCGACGCGGACGTCGGCATTGCGCCGCCTCCGGATCAGGCGGCGCCCGCTCCTGCTCCAGCCGCGCCCGACGCCGCCAACGCCCCCGCTGCAGGTTCGGAAGGGCGAACTGTCGTCGTCCATGCGCGTCCTCCGCCGAAGCCGCCGCCAGCGCCGATCAAGCCGCACGAGACGGCGCCCGTCTCCGTCCAGCCTGCGGTTGTTGCGCCATCCGCGCCGGGACAGGAGCCGCCGCCCGCGGCTCCAAAGGGAGAGTCCGACAAAGACGTTGGCATCGAACCCTATCCAGGTTTGGCGACCGACATCGGCAAGGGCGCCTGGGGCGGCTTAGCGGAGGGGACAGAGGGGCTCCTCGGACTGCCCCATGACATTCCCAAGCTCGCTGACTACGGCCTTGCCTGGGCCGGAGCGCACGTCAATCAAGCGCTCGGGGGCGAGGACGCCCAAGAGGCTCTTCAGCGCACCCATGGCTCGCTCTTACGCGGAGCTTTGGGTGACAATGTCGTCAATGCGGCGAAGGCGTTTTTGCCCGATGCAATGCAGCATGGCGCGGCCGATTGGCAGCGCGCGTTCCAAAAGATCGGAATCGATCCTGGCTATAAGCCTCAGTCCGCGCTCGGGCGGTACGCGCACGAGATCGCCGCTTTCGCTCCTGGCGCGGTGATCCCCTTCGGCGAGGCTGGCATGGCCACACGGCTTGCCCAGACTGTCGCGCCCGCGATCGGCTCCGAGACGCTCGGAAACTTGGCCAAAGGCACTGCCTGGGAGCCCTGGGCGCGGTTGGCCGGGGCAGGCCTCGGCGGCATAACGCACACCGGGATCGCGAGCTATACAGCGCCGATGCGGGCAAGCGGTCAGGCAGATCTTGCCTCGCAAGACTTGCGAGCCGCCACTGATAATCCCGACGCGGCGTTGGCCAAGCTTCGCGCCGCCCAGGCGCAACGACAGCCGGGAATGGCGACGGGGGAGAACGTCCCAGGATCCCAGCCGACGACGGCGCAGATCACTGGCGATTACGGGCAGGTCGCGGCGGAGCGCGCCTATCAATCCGGAGAGGGTCAAGCTGCGCATGGCCAGCGGATGGCTGAGCAGAGCGCGGCGCAGACCAAGGCGGCGCGTGGCGTGCAGCCGACGGGCGAACCGCAAACCGTCGCCGACATGATCACCAAGCGGCTGCAGGACATCGACGCGCAGCATGAACTCAATGTGGGCGTGCGGCAGCAGGCTCACGCATCCACCTTGCAAAACATGGAGCAGCAGGCGCGCTCCGCCGCCGGTCAGGTCGCGCGAAAGGGCGAGCCGGAAGCCCTGGGCGAGGCTGCACGCAAGCCGCTCGCCGAATCGATGGCTCGGGCGAAGGAACAAGAAAAGCGGCTGTGGGACGCGATCGACGCGAAGAAGATCGGCGTCTGGACGAATCAGGTCGGCGCTCGCGCACGCAACATCGCGAAGAACATTGGGCTGCAAAAGCCGCCGAGCGGCGAGGAAAAAGCGATCCTCGACACCGCCGGCAATCTGCCGCGCTGGACGAAGCTCTCGGATCTCACCGACCTCACTTCGCGCTTGAAAGCCGAGATGCGCAACGAGCGCTTCACCAACGGCAACACCCCGGCGCTGAGGCGCATGACGGAGCTTCTCAAGACCTCAGAGAACGTGATCAAAGCCGCCGCCACCCGGCAGAGCGCCGCCGAGGCGAAGGCGGAAATGGAAGGCCTGCGCCGGATGACCCCGGAGGACCGGACCAACATCATGAAGGCCAGGGCGGCGACGAAGGCGCGCGGCGACATCGAGCGCGGGCCAGCCGGGGCAATCGTACGACAGGGTGCGACCTCCGGCACCTACCGGACGCTCGCCTCCCAGGTTCCCGGCAAGATCTTCGCTGCCGGTCCAACCGGCTATCAGAAACTCAAGGCTTACACCGAGGCGCTCGGTAAGCCGCACATGGACCCCGTGCATGACATCGTCGCCGACTCGCTGTCTCGCGAAGCGACTACTGATGGGATGGTCGACGCTGCCAAGCTGAATCGCTGGCAGGCCAAATACAGCGACGCGCTGCGCGCCTTGCCCGACGAGATCCGCCAGAAGTTTGTCCGAGGGCCGGGAGAGGCTGGCGAAGCCCTGGCAGAAGGCGCCGCGGCGCGGCGCGAGGCGCTAATCGCCCACAGCAAGCTCGACATCGCGAAGGAGATGGGCAAGCAGGCGCCGGAGGCGGAGGCGATACGTTCTAACCCGGCGCTCAAGGCCTTCGAAGGCGTCGACAATCCGCGAGATGTACAGAGCAAGGTCGGCGGCATCATGTCGCGACCGGACGCTGTCACCCGACTGGGAGAGCTACGCAAGCATCTTGCTGGCACGCCAGCCGCTGACGGATTGAAGCGCGCCGCGCTCGATCATGTCTTGGAGAAAACGCTCAGCACGGCCGAAGCCGGGACGACCGGCGAAAAGATGCTGCAACCCGGCAACTTCCAGAAGTTCGTCGCCAAGAACCGGGCGGCGCTGAAGGCGGCTGGGCTCAGCGATCAGCAACTCGGCGTTCTGGACAAGATCTCAGGCGATTTAGAGCGCCAGCAACGCTTCAATGCCACTAAGGTCAGGACAGGGTCTGACACCGGGCAGAATATCTCTAAGACGCTCAAGCAGATTGCTAAAGGCGTTCATGAGGGTTCGGGTTTGTTGCCGATGGTTCTCGCGGGCAAGGAAATATACGAGCGCCTTCCAGAATCCCTTCATGGCGTGGCGGGTATTACGGCGGCGGCCGCCGGGTACGGCGCTCACAAGGTTCTCAGCGCCACGCGCCATAGGGGGCTCGCCAAAGCTCAAGACCTCTATCATGAGGCTGTGATGCACCCGGACGTGGCGGCTGACTTGCTAGGCCGGTCGACCCCAGGGAGGCTGGCGCGGCTCCGGCGCCACGCCATGTACGCCGGCCTCGCAGCCGAGCGCACCGCCGCGCTGCGGCATTAGGCTTTGGCGATCGGCGCTGGCGGCAGAACCTCGACGTCGATCGGCCGACCCTTCTCGTCCCAGGCGTGCCACCAGCGGGCTATTTGCCGACGCTTCCAGCCCACGATGACGGTTATTACGATGAACCACTCTATGGCGTCGTGCCAACCCCAGTCGGAGCCAGACTGCGCTACTATCGTGGTCGCCACGAGTTGAAGAATGAGGTACGGGCCCCAATTTTTGATCTGCAGCATCAGGTTCGCTCCTCTTGTTGTCTTGCCAGAAGTAAGGCGCGCTGGGCGACGCGCTGATCCCGCAGCTTGGTGAAATTCCTAATTGCCTTTTCGTATTGATTGATCTCCCAATCGAGTTGCTCAAGGACGGCATCTATTTCTTGGGCCGTAGGCGGGTCGATGCTTGCCCACTGAAACAGGGTTGGCGGCGGATTAAAAAGGCGAAGAACCTGTTTCGCCACCCGTTGCAGGCCAGCCGTTTCAAGTTCGACCGTTTCAAGCTCAGTCAGGCCTTCATCCTTAATGGCTCGGATGAGTCGTCCTTTCGTGAGCTTGCGGGACGATCCTTGCGTCAACCGTCGTCCAACTGTGAGCATATGTTCGTAAAGGTTCGTTGCCATGCGTTGCTCCGTAGGCTACCGTCTCACTGAGAGAGTAGCCCCCAAAGGAACGAAAGGCAACGCCTTGCAACACAGCGCAGAAAAGACAACCTTTGGCCGAGTGCAGGGCGCGGTTATCTCCGTGATACGCAGCCACGCGCACGATCCCGTGGCTGCGATTCCATTGTCGACGATTGTCTTAGAAATTTTTCAAACGCCGCGAGTGGAACAAACGCGATCTCAACAGCAAACAGTGCGTCGAGCGCTTCGAACATTGGAACAACGCGGCATCGTTCGGCTCAGCAAATATATCCACCACCGGGAGCGGTGCTGGGAATTGACCGGGAAGGTCAAATAATTATGCGGCTACGCCATAGGTGCCGTCGCCATTGGCCTTGACCTTGGCGCGCTTCTCCAGCCGGTTCAGCGCTGAGCCGACGCTGCTCGCAGCGAACCCGCTGGCCTTGAGGAAGTCACGCAGTTCGGATGGCGCCTTGGGGCCTCCCTCCAACGCCTCCAAGACGCGGCTGTAGATCGAGCCTGCGGGCGGCCACTCGCCGCCATTGTTCTTCCGCGCGCGGATGATCTTCTTGTGGATCTTGGGCGCCGCGGCTGGGCGCATCGGGGGTTCGCCGACCGGCTCCGCCTTTGTCTCCCGCAGCGCCTCCAGACCGATCTCGACATCGAAGTCTCCCGAGACATGCGTCATGGCGTGAACCAGTTCGCCCAAATTCTTGTCATCGACCATAGCGGTTACACGATACTTCACTTGTCATTCTCCTTTGACACCAGTGTCTCTGCCCATTTAGCTGTGACCATCATCCCTTCCAAGAGGGACTTGGCGTTATTGAGATGCCGCACCGCATCTTTCGGCCGCCTCGCTTGCATCGCTTCTTCGGCGTCGCTGACGAGTTCTTCGACCTCTCGGCGATGATCGTAAATGTCCGAGATGGCGCGAGCGTAATTCCTGCTTTGCTCGCTCACGTCGCCACCTTCTGCGCCGTCTCCCGCCATGCTCTCTCCATCGGTACAGAGACGTGCGCGATCTCGTCGCTGTTGAGAAAGTCCAGCCATTCAGTGAGGGCGCGATCGCCCTTCGCGGCCGCGGCGTCGCCATCCGCCTGGATCCGCTCCTGGATGGAGGGCTTGCGCGGGGCCCTGGGGGCTCGCTGGGCGGCCTTGGGCGGATCCTCTATCACTGCTTCGGGCGCGAGCCTTTGCCCGTCCTGGACGAACCCCTGGCCGGTTACTGCGGCGTCTTGGATGGCTTCCTTGATCTCGCCAGTCTCAGGATCGAACCTGGAGATCGCCTTAAGCTTGTCCTCCAGCGTCTCAGGCTTCGGTCCTGGCTGCACCTCTTCAGGGAACAACTGATCGAGCGTGGCGTCGCCGCTCTTCAGCGAGGAGCGCATCCCGCCCAGGTCGACGAGGTGATCGAGGGTGATGTCGTCCAGGTGGTTGACGCTCAGCGATTTGAGGATCCGCTCAGTCGGCACGCCCATCTTGTTGAAGTAAGAGAAGGCGGCGTCGCGCCGCTCGACCAGGGTCTTCTGGTCACCGCGGATGACGGCCTCAACCGCCTCCTGGGCGCGGCGCCAGACGGTTTTCGGAATGGCGCCGAGGATGGCGTTCCTCCTGGCGACCGAGGTCGCGGCCGCGCCGGCCAATTGAATCATGTCCGGGTCGACGCTCTTGCGCCCCCTCTTCAGTTCGATGCGGCGCCGCGCGCGGGCGACGTAGCCGACGTTGGTTTCGAGGTCATGGACGAGCGCCTCGGCCTCGACATACCGCTCGACGCGGTCCTCGTGAGTGACGCGGGCGGCGCAGCGCACGTTCCCCCAGGCGCTGAGGACGATCTCGGCGAAGCGGATGCTCGGCCCTCGGATCTGCTTGCCGCCGCGGGGCACTGAATAGATGCACTCCTCTGCCATCTGCTCATCGAGCGTGGCGAGCCCGATCATCCGATCACGGGCCTTCGACGGTGAGCGCGGATAGGCGTGCGCGGTGGCGATCTGCTGATCGAACTCCGCTTTAGTCAGTTCTGTGGCCAAGCTCGCCGGCACCAGCGGGTTCTCGACCTCGGGCTCCGGCCCAGGACCGGTGAGAACGGGCGTCTCCTCGTTGGGGTAGCGTTGGTCACTCATCGGCTTTGTTCCTTGCGTTGCGCTGAATTGAGATAGCGCTCCGGCTTCTTGATCCGCTTCACCAGCGGCAGGTTCCTGGCGATGTATTTCATCCATCGTCGTGGGCTCACATGGCCAGTCGGCTTCGCGGCTTTCTTCTGGTCGTCTTCGTCTTCACTCATATGTCGGGTTCCTCTTTCCAGATCTGGACGCCGGGAAGCTCCCGCAACCCGAGCAAGATTCCAGTCTTAATCGCCTCGTCGACCGCGCTGGCGCGGAAGTAAGGCTTGAGCCGGTGAAACGGCACCGCCTCATAGTTGGTGATCTTGTACACCCAGCGGGCGGGCTCCTCCTGGGGCTCCGCCACCGGGATGTCTGTATGCTTCCGATAGGCGGCAATGATGCGTCGTAGCCGCTTCGACAGCGGATCGAAAAACAGATTGTTCTGTGTCCCGCCGCGGCTCTTGCGCCATGCGTCGAGCAGCCTGACCAGAGCCACCTCGGCCGCCTCGACGATGTAGGCAGCGTGCTTCTTGGGCTCGCTGCGAGAAGCATTGGCGCGCTCGGCGACAAGCTCGATATCGGCGAGCAATTCACGGTGCTGCTCATAGAGTTTCGTCTGAAAGGCGACGTTCATATTTCTGGTGCTGGCTCACAGTAATTTTACGGAACGAATAGGCCTTTCGCATCGCTTCTTGAACTTTGATCGTTGGCGCTTTGACCAGCGTGCCGCCGTAGCGCGCCGCCCTGGAATTGCCCATTCGGGCGATGATCTGGGCGTCGATCACCTTGCGCAGCTTTTCCGCCTTGGTCCCGGCTTCCTCGGTTCGCTTGAACTCTTCGCGCTGCCACAAGAGATTGCCGAACTCAGGGTCGCCGACAATGTCGACGGTCGAGCCGTCCTCATCGCGGTACGTCTCCAGGATGGCGGCGGCGTCTTTGCCCCAGTCCACCGGGTAGGGCTCCTTGGCCGCAACCCGGCGCCAGAAATCCTTAGCCAGTTCGCGGAATGTCTGCGCCACCCCTGGCATGATCGGGACGTCAATGATTTCAGCGTCGAGGCCGGCGTCGCCGATGGTGATCGCTGCCACCGCGCCCCACTTTATGTCTTCCGCTCCCCAGTACGCGCCCACCATTGCCGCCTGGATGTTGACCTGGATCGCCATCCAGACCGGCAATTCGGAGTCGCCTGTGTCCTCGTCCCGCCACCTGCGAAAGGTTGCTGGGCCGACTGACTTGACGTCGATCAGGCCATAACCTCGGACGGGACATCGCGCCCAGAGATCCGGCGTCGTGCCAATGCGCTCCTCCGGATCGCAGTAGTAGTACGGATTAGGCGTGACCTCCCAGTCTGGCCGCTCCTCCGCGATGATGTCGGGCGCGATCTTCTCGATATACTGGCCTCGGCGCGCGAGCTTCGGGTCGATCGGTTTCGCCGGCAGGAGGCCGCTCTTCAACGCCCATTGCTGATAGGCGCTCGTATAAGGATGAACCTCGGCGCCGAACAGACATGCCCCCACTGACGATGTCATGTGCTCCGCGCGCCAGCCTAGCCATTCTTCCCGATCGCCGAGGGAGCGGACTTCGACGGTCATGCCAGATGCTCAAGCCGACCGAGTTTCTCGGCGATCTGCGTGTGGCCCTGTTGCTCCAGGACATAGGCGACCATCTCCAGGAACCGCTCGACGCCGAGACGGTCGATGATCGTAGCGATCAGTTCTTCCCAGTGCTTGTTGTCGTATTCCAACATTTCCACCCCTCCCTGAGATAAGCGAGAGGGGGCGAACCCCTCCCGCTGTGATCAATCAATCGTCGAGCGGCCTAAGACCCTCTGCCTTATCGACAAGCAATACCTGCGCCCTGGTCGGAGTGCAGACGCAGCAGGCAAGGCGCGCCTCGCCGAGGGCGACTGCGTGCTCGTTCCGAAAGGCGGCGAGCTTTTCCTTCTTGGTCAGTTTCTTGACCTTGGGCTTCTCGATCACTTCGCCGCCAGGACTGGTGGTGTGTTCGTCGAACATCCGTACCTCCTTCTCCGAAGACGCAATAAAGTGCGTCGGACATAGGCGACTTAATTGCGCCTATCGCCACCGCGCTTCATGGCTTCTTCACCCAAGCCTTGCCATTCCACATCAGCGAGCCCGGTGGCGGTACACAGGTCATCGTGCCCTCCTCGTAAGTGAAGCCGCCGATGCCGAGGTCCGCATCGCTCAGTCCGGTGTTCGGATCAGAATGGAAAATTCCCTTACAGGCTGGTGGTGGTTTTGCTGTCAGCGCCACGCCTATGACCAATACGATGGGAATGGCGGCAACGGTCAGGATGACGTTCCTGTGGCCCCGTACTTCTTCCCAAGGGATTAAGGTGGCGACGAACACAACGCCCCAAATGATGAGGCAAACGGTGCCGATGATCGGGTGGGCCATGAACCCGCCGATCACGATTATGACGCCGACGAAGTTGACGACCCAGCGAAACTCGCCCCCGGATATGCGGTCTAGGATCAGCAACAGAAGTAGGTCGTCCATACTCTCTCCATTCCGTAGGGCGGAGACAGCGAGCGCCGCCGCCTCCGCCCCACTTGATCAGGCCGCTCACGACGTCGACGTCCGGATTCGCAAACGCCATCTCCCGGTCGCGGCCCGATTCATTTCCCTATATAAGGCTGTAGCAGCTTCCGCGACAACCGGCAAGGCCGCCGTTGACGTTGCGCAGCGGAATGTGAGACAAAGGTGACGCCATGCGTTTGGATATCTATCTCGAAAAGAGCAACACGCCGGTCAAGACGTTCGCCGGGATGATCGGCGTCCACCGGACCAGTGTTTATCGATTTATGAAGGGCTTAGCCTTCCCCCGACCACAGACGATCGAGCACATTACCCAGGTGACCCAGGGCAAGGTCACCGCCAACGACTTCATCGCGATTAACCCTAGAGAGTCACGCTCCCTTTCCGCTGTCGGCTAAGTCGGATGATCGTGCTTGGCATCGACATTGGCGTCAGTGGGGCTATTGCGGTCCTCTCCGACGGCGCCATCGTCCAAGTCCACGATATGCCGATCCTGCGCGACGGGCCCAAAAACCGGGCGAGCGTCAACGCGCCGCTCCTGGCCGAAATCATCGCCACAAGCCACGCGCAGACAGTGTTCATAGAGTGGGTTGGCGTCCGTCCTGGGGAGGGCGCTGTCGGGGCATTCGCCTTCGGGCGGGCGCGCGGCGTTTGTGAAGGCGTTTGTGCGGGGCTCGCGATCCCGGTGGTGTTCATCACCAGCCCGCAGTGGAAGCGCGTTCACGGCATCGCCCCCGGCAAGAACGGCGCGAAAGACGCGGCGCGCTCTAAGGCGATTGCGCGCTGGCCCGGTAGTGCGGACCTGTTCAAACGAGCCAGAGATGACGGACGCGCGGAGTCATGTTTAATTGCCACCGCAGGCATGTTAATAAGCGAGAATACTCGATGAGCGCGCTCGTTGACCTGACTGGACGGCGATTTTATAAATGGACGGTTCTCAATCGCCACGATGCGAAGTGTGGCCAAGCACTTCTCTGGGTATGCGTGTGTGATTGCGGCGTAAAGCGCCCAGTTCTTGGCAATTCATTACGGCGCGGCAAATCGACAAATTGTGGCTGCATACAGTACGCACAGCTTTCTATACGTCAAAGAAAGCATGGGTACTGCGAGCGAGGCCATAACAGTCGCGCGTATACACTTTGGCGGCACATCAATCAGCGTTGCTATAATCCCCGTTGCAAGGACTATCCATACTACGGCGGGCGGGGGATCGCGGTTTGCGATCGATGGCGCTCCTTTGAATCTTTTTATGCTGATGTCGGCGATCCGCCGCCAGATCTAACTTTAGACCGCGAAGATAACGATGGCGATTATGAGCCAGGAAATTGGCGCTGGGCGACCCGGTATCAACAGGCCCACAACAGACGGAAGCCTAAGAAGACTGGGCCAATGCCATCTGAAACTCGCGCTAAACTTTCAGCGGCTCTCAAGGGCCGGATACGTTCGCCGGAGCATTGCGCGAACATAAGCGCGGCCAAGAGACAAGCAGGCAGTCGGGCATGACCACGACAGCATTCGAGACGATGATCGGCGAAGCCGTCCTGGCCCATGTCAGGGACGCTGTCCTAAAAGTAATTGTGGACAAGCGCGCCTTCGCGGAGTCCTCGGCGGCGGTCGGGGGGACTCCGCTTAACGGCGAAGAGCTAAGTGAGCTTCGGGCGCTGGGCGCCGCAGCCGATTGCATCCAGTTCGCCTTGAGCGCGGGCCAGGACGCCAAGACCAAAGGCAAGTCCGCCCCCGAATGGGTTGTTCGCATGGCGGCGCAGGCGCGCTGCGCTCTTATTGAGGAAACCGCCCAGGACGAAGCTTGATTTGACGAAGGCTGGAGATGGCGGCGTTCGCGAGTCAGGGGGCATGGAACCAATGGATCGACCAGGGTCGCTCCGCCGACATCCTGGCTATCGCCCAGTCTTTCGGCGCGCGGCTCAAGAAAGCAGGCACCGCTGAATTTGTAGGGCCCTGCCCGCTCTGCAGCGGCACTGACCGGTTCTCGATCAACAGCAAGAAGAAGGTCTGCAACTGTCGGGGCTGCGGCCTCAAGGGCGACGTAATCGCCTTCGTCGAGGGGATGACGGGCGCCTCGTTCATTGAAGCCGTTGAACGCATCACCGGCACGCCCAGGCCTGACCGCTCACGCGACGAGACGCTGGAGGAGCGCAATGCGCGGCTGGCCAAGAACGCCGCTCGTCTCTCCGACTTCCAGAAGCGCGAGGAGGCGGAGCGCGCGGCCGAGGCGGCCAAGGCCAAGCGCGACGAGGAAGTCATCACCAAAGTGCTCGACCGGGCTCAGCCGCTCGCTGAGACGCTTGGCGAGGCCTATCTGCGCGGGCGCGGCCTCACGCCGCATAAGCGGTTCACGGGCGATATCCGCTTCGTCCCGGAACTCGATTACTGGGGCGCGACCGACAATGGCACCCGGTCGATCATTCACCTCGCCACCCTGCCCGCGATCGTCGCCATCATTCGCGATTTCAGCGGCGCCATCATTGGCTTGAGCCAGACCTATCTCGACCCCCAGGAGCCCCGGAAATGGACGCCGACGGGTTCGCCGTCCAACAGCCCGACGAAGATCAGGGGCGAGAAGAAGGGCGGCATGATCAGGCTCGGGCGGATCGGCGCGACCCTGGCGATCGGCGAAGGGTGGGCGAACTGCCTCGCCTTCCATCAACTCGGCTTCGGGCCCGAGGATCTCACCCTGGCGGCCGCTGTCGACCTCGGAAACCTCGCGGGCGGCGCCACGGGCCCCTGGGGTCATCCCGTCGCCAAGGACGCCGACGGTCGGCAGGTGCGAATGAAGAACGGGATCCCAGATATGCAATCCCCAGGAATCATTCTCCCGGAGGGGATCACCTCGATTATCATCCTCGCGGATCTCGACAGCGAGAGCTATAGCACTGCGGCGCAGTTGCGCACCGCGGGCAATCGATTCCGAAACATGGGTATTGCGGTCGAGGTCGCATGGCCAAGCGCGGGCAAGGATTGGAATGACGTTCTTATAAGTCAGGAGGGGAGCATTGGCGGCTCCGCTAACCCTTGAGCATCCCTATCTCACCATTGAATCCTTCGACGATTTCCTCAAGCGCACCGACTGGATTTTCCAGCCAGCGGTCAAAAGCCGCTTCGGCGCCATCAGCCTCGACCAGTTAGACGACGCCGGGGTCGAGCACGACTGGCTCGTCTCGGGCTGGCTGTCGAGCCGCGACCGCTCGGTCCTGGCTGGCGATTCAAAGGCAGGCAAAAGCTTCTTCGCCCTGGAGACGGCGCTGTGCGTCGCGTTCGGCCGCGACCTGTTCGGGCTCCCCACCAAAAGAGGCGGGGTCATCTATCAGGTCGGCGAAGGCCTGGGCGGCTTCAAAAAGCGGCTGCGCGCGTGGCGGTCGTATTACGGGGTCGAGTTCACCCGTGAGATCCCGTTCCGTCTCTTCCAGCGCGGGATCGACATCTATCGCGACTTCGATCAGGTCGACGCTTTGATCGAGGAGATCCTCGCCCATGCGGCGCTGTTCGACGGGCCGCTCCGGCTGGTGGTGATCGACACCCTGGCGAAAGCCAGCATCGGCGCCGACGAGAATGCCGTGAAGGACATGGGCATCGTGATGAAAAACGTCGAGCGCATCAACGAGCGCACGGGCGCCCATGTGATGCTCGTGCATCATTTGACGAAGGGCGGCGTCGTGCGCGGCTCGACCTCCGTCTATGCCGGCGTCGATCAGGTGCTGCTGCTCACCCGCGACGAGCAAACCAAAATGCGGACGCTGAGCCTCGACAAGCAGAAAGACGACGACGAGGGGGTCGCGCTCAATTTCGAACTGGAGAAGGTCGTCCTGGGCCAGGACGAGGACGGGCGGCAAGTGACCTCCTGCGTCTGCCTTGCGGTCAGCGAGCGCGAGCGGGTGCGGCGCGAGGAGGAACTCCGGGGGCTGAGACTCTCGACCGCGCTTGAGGTGTTCCTCAAGGCGTTTTTCGAGACGGAGCGGCGCTATGGGATGCCGGTCCCGGCCGCCCTGGACGTGCCGAGCAAAGTTCGTACGATCGTGTACTGGGAGGATTTCAAGCGCGTCTACGGCGACATCTCGCCAGCCGATACTCTGACCCGCGAGGAACTGACGACCGAGGAACAGGCGAAGGCGCTCGATCGGCATTACGAGAAAATGAAGAGCCGGGTGCGCCGATTCCGCGAGGAGACGATCGCCCAGGGCATTCTTGGGTTTGGGCAGTTTGAGGATAAGGCTGTGTGCTGGTGGACGGGAAAGCCACTGCGAGCCTTCCCGCACACGCAGCCGACGCAAGAGCGGGACAAAGACGACCCGGCGCTGGCGATCGAGTTCTAAAGATCACATGGGCGCAACAAGTCATCAAGCCGCTCGCCAAGGGTGAAGGTCATTTCATAGTCCGCGAATACGAGGTCGCCTTCGAAGCGGCGCATCTCGCGCCCCGCTGGCAGCACGGCCGCCTTCGACGCTTCCCATAAGCCAGCGTACGGCGAGCGTTGACCCCGTGGCTTGTAACGCTTGATCACGCGCTCGCCGCCGCCGTTCCGAGTCACATAGTCGTAGGAAAGAACGACGAGGCCAGTGGCGTTGATGCGCTCAGCCTCCCAAAGCTTGCGGGCCAGAACCTCATCGAAGCGGTGCCCCTTGCTGATCGGTTGGTGGTATTCGTCGCCGGGTTGGGGCGGTAGTGGCGGCATATAGCTCGCGGAGTAATGGAGGACCGCGATCTCGGCGCCTTCCTCAAGGCCTTCGACATCGACGTGCCATTTGCCGATATAGCCGTGAACGATTTTCATGACTGCTTAGTCAGTTGCAGCTTTTTGGCGTTGAACAGCCGGAAGCCCTCGGCCCGCGTTTCTGCACTGGCGGAGTTGTCCGGATGCAGGCTCATCACGATCATCTTGAACTGCTCGACAGTGAAGATGGCGCGGTGGCGATCGATCAGAGTCTCATAGTGCTGCATCTTTTCGAAGGCCTCTTTCTCCATTTGCTCCAGGCGCGCGAGATAGGCTTTGCCATCCTTGAGCACGCGCTGGCGGACCTCTTCGTCGATCTGGTGCATACGGGCGGCGAAGGCGGCTTTGACCCGACGTTCACTTTGGCGCTTGGCGGCGTCGATATGTTCTTGCTGCGCCTTGTTGAACTTGACCGAAGCGACCTGTGCATCGTCCTTGGCCCGCGCCTGATCTTCTAACGCGCTAGCAACCTCGAATATGTAGTGGCTACCAATGTCGGGGTGCTCCTCGGCGAGCTTGCGCGCGTTGACCGGCTTTCCTTGGTCGAGCCTTTCGCGGACCTTGTCGCGCGCCTTGTCGCGCTGGGCTGATCCGCGCTTGGGCGCGCTCCGAGCCATAACGTCCATTTCGTGATTTCTCCAGGCAGCAAAAAGGGGCCGAGAAAGTCTAAACTTCCTCGACCCCGAGATTTACTCAGCCGCTGTGGCTGAGATGGCGGCCTTCTGGCGAGCCTCAATGCGGCGAGCGCGGCGGCTGAGATTGCGCTCTTTCATCCAGTTGCTGATCGCTTTGGCGATCTTCGCGTAGTCATGGCGCTCAACAGTGGCGTTAACCTTATTGAGCGCCTTGACGACCTCATCGACGAGCGCCTTCTCGTCGAACGCGACTCGGCCATAGACGGACGTCTCATTGTTGACGCCGTCCATCAACTGGCGCACCTCGGGATTGGCATAAAGCCCATTCTCCAAGATGTCGCGAACACGCGGCAGCCAATGAAGCTGCTTCTTCTCGCGCGGCGGCAAAACATCCGGCAACTCGCGCAAATGCGGCCGGAGCGACACAACGCTTCCCATAGGCATACTCCTTCCCCCCGCTTGGGGGCTTGCGAACTTGGACAGTGCCAAGTCGCGAATCGAATGTCGCAAATAGTGCGACTGGCGTCAAGCGGCGTGAAGTGGCGCTTTTGTGTGGAAAGATTCTGAGTCGCCCTTGCGCGAAATCCCCCCTGGCGAGGTATTGTCATGGCGTCTCATGCCCGAGAGTGCAGCCATATGCCACGTTTGAAACCCCGCGAACCGACGCAGCGCGTCACCGTCCGAATCAGCGAGGCAGCGAGAATGCTGGACGTCAGCGTCACCACGATTCGCCGCTGGCTCGCCAACGGCACGCTGCGCGCGATCGAGATCCCCGGCGCCGAGCGCAAGGTCGACGTCGCCAGCATTGAAAAGTTGTTGAAGCCGAAATGAACGAGGAACTGAAGCTCAAGCGCTACCTTGGCGACGGGGTTTACGCGGGTTTTGACGGGTATCAGATTTGGGTCTGGGCCGAGCGCTGCGGTTTCACCCACGCCATCGCCTTTGAAGCCGAGACTTTGGCGTCGCTGGCCAAGTACACGGCTGACCTCAAGCACATGGCCCATGACGCTGAGAGTTTGAACCGAGAGCAAATATGAGAGGCGGCACGGTAAATTCCTGACTGGGGTATTCTCCGGGGTACAGCGCCGCGAATCCTGTACCCCGCCCTCTTTTCTCCTGACATTTCCGATAGTTCTGTGGACGTTTATCCCGTCGCCCAGGGCGTCTACATACGCCCCAGGCGGCGTATGGTGGCGCGTCATGGCGCACTAACTCCTTGACATTGCTATTATCGGGCCGTAAACGTGTTGTCACTGAACACCACCTTACGTTACTGGACGCCACTTTCTGGGGGACAGGGCGGGGGACAGAACCGGGAGCCGAACAATGGATCAGAGCATCAACAGACTGACAGACCGCCAAGTGCGCGAGGCCAGCGAAGGCAGGCACGCTGATGGCGGCTACCTCTTCCTTGTCGTTCGTGGCGCTAGCAAAAGCTGGGTTGTTCGCGGCCCGCGCACCAATGGCAAGCGCATCGAGGCGGGCCTGGGGAGCGTCGATCACGTCTCCCTGGCCAACGCGCGTCGCAAGCGCGACGAGCTTCTCGGGCAGATCCGCGACGGGCTCGATCCCATCGAGGAGAAGCGCAAGGCGGTCGAGGCCCAGGCGCGTCGCAAGACCTTCGCCCAGGTCGCCCAGGACGTGATCACGAACAACGTCGGCGCGTGGAAGGTCAACGAGCTAAAGGGCGTTAAAGCAACCCTCGGCAATTGGCAGCGCGACCTCCTGGTCGTCTGCAAGCCGCTCGCGGCCAAGCCCATTGACGAGATCGGGCTCGACGATATCCGCCCGATCGTGATGCCCATCTATCAGGCTGAGCATGACGATACAGCGAGGGCATTGCTCAACCGGCTTGAAACGGTGTTCGACTATGCCGTCGTCTCCGGCTGGCGCACCGCAGCCAACCCGGCCACGAGCAAGATCTGGAAGCTGCTTGCGCCGAAGCGTGCGAAGGTCGAGGCCGAGGACGAGCCGCATCACGCCGCAGTGCCCTGGCAGGACGCGCCCGCGGCTCTTGCCAAGGTCCGCGCCTCCGACGTCGTCTCCGCTCGCTTGGCTGAGTTCGTGATCCTCACTGCAACGCGCAGCCAGGAGGCCCGTGGCGCCCGCTGGGACGAGATCGACCTCGACCGCAAGGTCTGGACGGTCCCCGGCTCGCGCATGAAGATGAGCCGCGACCATGAGGTGCCGCTCTCCGACGCGGCGATCGAGATCCTGGGGCGCATTGAGCGCACGAGCGAGTTCGTGTTCGTCGGCGGCCGCGGCGAGGCTGCGCAGGCCCAGGGCGCACCGATGAGCCATCCGGGGCTGTGGGCGTTCGTCAACCGCGCGACCGGCGCGACCGTCCATGGCTGGCGGAGCGTGTTCAAGGACTGGGCCGACAATCACGGCGTCGCCGACAAGCTCAGCGAGAAATGCCTCGCCCACCTGGAGAAGGACAAAGTGAAGCGCGCCTATGCCCGCGACCAATTGACGGAACTGCGCCGGCCGGTGATGGCTGCTTGGGCTATGTTCCTCGACGGCGTCGTGGCGCCAGACAACGTCGTGCCTCTGCCGAAGGTGGCGTGATTGGGCAAGCGCTCAGACTTCGCTCGGATCGACCGGGATCTCTACAACACCCCTCCAGAGGCTGTTGCGCCGCTCCTACGCTGCCTTCAGCCTCAGACCCGGTTCTGGGAGCCATGCTACGGCGAAGGGTGGCTGGCGGCCGTCCTAAAGGCTGTGGGGCACCGGTTCCTCGGCGGCTTCGATCTGCCGATCGATGCGCGGTCCCACCGCTACGGCGAACTGGCCCCAGGCGAGGTCTTCATCACCAATCCGCCCTACTGGGGGAAGCGACGCGATCTCCACCCGCTGATCAGGAACTTGAGCGATCAGGCGCCGACGTGGCTGTTGATGAACTCTGACTGGCTGTTCAACGTCTCGTCAGGACCGTTGACACGTCGCGTGCAACGCATCATCGCGGTAGGCAGGGTGAAGTGGATCCCTGACTCACGCAACACCGGCATGGAGAACGCCGCGTGGCTCCTGTTCGACGGCAAGGCCGAGCACAGCGGCTTCTTCGTCGGTCGGCGATAATCGCGCTCCTGGCGGCCCTGGGAGCGGGCTGCAACGTGATCGACCGGCCGAAGGTCGTCAGCCCACCGGACAGTGACGATCAGGTTGTAGCCCTTCCTGGAGGCGGCGCGCTGATCCTCCAGCGGGCGTTGCAAAGGCCGCAGCAGTGCCTCGTGCGCGCCCGTGCCTTTCATGGCTTGATACCGGTCGACTGCGACCTCGTGCAGCAGATCCGACCATGAGGGAGCCGATCTGGATCACGCTACCCGATTGGGTCATCGAGTACGCCGACAATGTCGCGGCGCTTCGACAAGCGACGGCTTTCTTTAATGGGCGTCAGAACGCTAACGGTCTGACTGGAAGTTTCGACGAGCTTTTGTGGTTTCACCGCCGAGGCACTCGCTGTGAAGCGGTGGGCAAACTGTACATGAACCCGATCGTCTGGCACGCCTTCGCTGAAAGGATCACAGGCCTTCCCGACCTCGGCGACTTCATCGATGTCAAGGGGCGACGCCTCTGGCGGCACAAGATGCTCGTGCAATTGGACGACGAAGACAATTTCGCCTTTCTCTCTGTCTGCTCCGAACAGCATCCTGACTATGCGATTTGCGGCTGGCTCTGGGGACACGAAGCCAAGAACGATAAATTCCGAGACGATCCGGTTGGCGGCCGACCCGCCTATTTCGTGCCGCAAAAAGAACTGCGCGACCCCGAAGAGCTTCGCTTGATCATTCACCCGCCATCGGTTGGCGCCCCCAGGAGCAACGCGGTGGGCTTGCCGGCGTAGCCGAGCTTGATCTGCTCGCGCGTCATCTCCCACACGGTCTTGCCGGTGTCTGGCATCACGATGTCGCCCACGAAGGCCTCTTCGAAGGTGACCACCTTGGCGTCGACCGCTTCCAACTTGGCCTTGACCAGGAGAAGCAGCGTGCGCCAGCGCGAGCGCGCGGGCTGCGGGTGTTGCGGCACCAGGAGGGTGAAGCGGATATGCCGCTCGTGGGCGATGAAGCTCACCTGGGCGCGGTCGCCTTGCCAGCCGGCCGCGAAGCCCTTGGCGCCATATTTGCGCACGAGCTTCTCAATGTCGGCTTTCGTCTGCTCGACGGAAACCTTGGTGCTCGCGGCGTAGGTCATGACGCCAGCTTGGAAGGCGCCTTGATGGGCACTAGGCGGCCTTTCCAGCGGTAATTCGGCTCGTCGTCGCTTTCGACGGCGCGCGAGTCGGTCGGGATCGTCCAGCGCATCAAAAGGGACAGCCCAATGTTTTTCGCCTCCTCTTCAGTCGGAAAGCGCAACCCGTTGTCGTACCATTTGCCGCCGACTAGCATTTCTGGCTTCCAAGATTTGGGCATTTCTTTTCTCCTTTTTGGCTTTTGGTGCATCTCAATCCCCGTCTTTCACGAGCGTGAGTTTGGGTCGTACGATTGCATCGCGGAGCAGTTCCCCCTCAAAGGCCGCCATCATGCCGCGCGTCTCCGAGAGGAAATCATGCACGAGCGCTCGCCGCAGATTTGCCGCGCGCCGCTGAATCTCGACCTCCAGGACTTCAACCGTGGCCATGTCGTTGCGCAACAGCGCAGCGTCGCGCTTGCCCAGGATCTCGTCGAACTCGCTCATTGCGCCCTCACCTCATCAAGCAAACTGTCAAATATCCCGCTGATCCGGTCCTCGTATTCGGTCATCAGCCTCAGTTCGGCGCACCTGCCTTTCTTGTCGCGAATGATCTCCCAGTGCCGGTGCAAGTGCTTGCCATAGCGGTTCGCCGCCATGGCGCAGACGCTTTCCTTGCGGTCTGGCCGCTCGCTCGGCGGCGGCCCGCGGTACTTGACGCCCTCCGGCGTCTGCCCCTCGGGCACCTTCTCGTTCACGAACCAAGCTTCCACCAGAAGCGAGTAGGCATGGACTTGCTTCGCGCGCATCATGTTGCGCATGACCTCGATCGCGAGGTACTTTTCATTGCCTCCGCCCCAGGGCGTGGCGACGATCTCGACGCCGTCGAGGCTGGCGAGCAGCCATTGCGGGATTAGCTCTTCCTTGGTGCCGAGGAGGATGCGCCGCGCCTGTTGCTCGGCGAGGTCAACCATTTTCTCCAGGTCCATGTCAGTCGCCCCCAAGATGAACTGACGAGCCAAGATAGCCACCATCGGCGCCGTGGTAGAACGTGTCTCCGTTGCCGAGGCGGGTTGCGCTCCCTTGGTATGAACCATCTGCCCCGTGGAAGAATGTGTCTCCGTTGCTGAGTACCTCGGCTGAGCCTTGGTACGAGCCATCTGCTCCGTGGAAGAAAAGCTCATCAGCAAGTGCTGGGGTTGCGGCTGCGAGGGCTGCGGCAGTGATGAGTGTTTTAAGCATGTTCAGTCTCCTAGTATGTCCAAAAGATCTTCGATCGCAGCCTCGGGCGTGCGCCCGGTGCCGACCTTGCAGCCAAGTTCGAACTGGCCAACCCAGGCGCCCCAGCCGTAGCCGTCAGGCGCCCCTTCGTTGGGCTCGACCGTGATGTCCTCCAATCCTCGGAGCCCGAGGCTCTTGGCGATGGCGTCCAGGACGTCGTCAGGGGGCGCGCTCATTGTGCTGCACTTTTGCGATCACGGCCGCTTTGAATGTTGGCTACGTGTCCAGCGGAGATCTGATAAGCTCGGGCCAGTTGGCGTTGGCTGATGTGGCCACGCAGTTGTCTGATCTCCCAAACTTCCTGGTCAGTAAGTTTGCCATTGCCGTTGGCCGTGCTTCTTGGCGACCTCGCCCGCCCTTTCGCCACCATGTCCCGGATATTGTCGAGTTGCGTTCCGAGGAACAGATGATCAGGATTAACGCATAGCGCATTGTCGCATTTATGCAGAACCTGAAGACCAGCAGGGATGGGCCCTTTGTGCAATCTCCAGGACGCCCGCGCCGCCTCGTGATCTCCTTCAAATGAGAAACGGGCTTGGATATGTTTTCGTCGCCCCGCAGCAAAGGCAGTCCAGAGCCAACAACCGGAGTTGGGCTCTGGAACGTATTTCGCTTCAAAACGGGTCAAGGCACTCAATGAGCGCTCCCTCGGATAGTCGCCAGAAGAGATGTTGGAACTTGCCTCTGATATTTGAGCACGAGCTTACGACCAGCGATTGCCTGACGCTGGGTCAGCAATGAGCGCGCTGCGAGATCGTGGCCAAACGAAGTATCGAGGCGATTAAACCCGGCACCGTCGAGCATCCGCGCGCCATCGCACATGCCTGCCAGCATCTTCAGAGCCTCGTGGATGGCTTCGATCTGCTCGGCGGGCATATCCTGCTCGCCATTGCCTGCAGGCCCCTGGACGGGCTTCTGCGTGGCTGTAGCGACAGGCACGACAACCGGCGGAACCGCGAGAGGCGCAGGCGCTGCCGGCAATGCGCCATCGGCGCCCTTGTCGTCGACCGCGGCGGTGATCACGTCCATCTTCTCGACCAGCAACTGCGCCATGCGGGCGTCGAGCGAACCGTCGAGCACCAGATGCTGCACCAGGACCGAATCGACCTGACCGATGCGGTGGCAACGATCCTCGGCCTGGGCCAGATTGCCGGGAACCCAGTCAAGCTCGGCGAACACAACGTGGGCGCTTGCGGTGAGGGTGATGCCGACGCCAGCCGCCATGATGCCGCCGACGAACACCCGAACGCTCTGGTCGTTCTGGAAGCGGGCGACTGACTCATCGCGAGCCTTGAGGGTCTGCCGACCGTCGAAGGTGACGACGCCGAACTCGGCCAGGGCGGCGGCGATCTCATCGATCACGTCATGGTGGTGAGCCATCACGACGATCTTGTCCTCGCTGTCCAGGCAGTTCTTGAGGTGCGCGACGACCTGGGGAACCTTGGCCAGGGCGACCTCGTGACGAACGGCGGACGTCTCGGTGAAGGCGGCGAACTGGGCCTGATTCAACTCCGCGACCGCCCGCTTGTAGGCGCCGGGATCGGCCCACATGCGAGCCTCGTCAACCCGTGCGCGCAGGGCGATCAGGCGCTCCTCGGTGTCGACGACGGTCTTGGCCTCGTGCGCAATGGCGGCCTTCTCGGCTTCGCTGAGCGGCTCGAAAGCGATCACCGAACGGCGCTTCGGGGGAAGCTCGGTCAGGACGTCGGCTTTCATCCGGCGGATCATGATCGAGGAGCGGAGCTTGGCCTGGAGTTCGTCGAGATGCGAAGCGCCGTCCGTCGTCCAGCCGTAGCGCCCCTGGTAGCCGGCGCAGTAGCGCTGGGCGAACGACTTCCAGTTGGCGCCGAGCCCCTTGCGGTCGAGCGCGTGAACGAGGGTCCACAGTTCGATCGGCCGGTTGAGGATGGGCGTGCCGGTCAGGAACAGCCGGCGGCGAGCGCGGATCGGGTTGATGGCCTTCTTGGGATCCTGGTTCCAGCGGCCGAGGACGTGCGCGGTGCGATCGGCCTTGCTGTTCTTGACGTAGTGGGCCTCGTCAACGATCAGGAGACCCCAGGCAATCGCGTCGATCTGAGCGCGGTACTTCGAAACCTGCTCGTAGTTGATGATGACGAAGCCGCCGGCCGCCGGGAACGCGCCGTTGGCGATCGAGACGCGCAGCGGACGGGTCAGCCACTTCTTGGCCTCGCGGCTCCAGTTCAGCTTCAGCGAGGCAGGGCAGATCACCAGGACGTTGGAAATCGACTTGTCGATGTTGACGACGCCGAGCGCCTGGATGGTCTTGCCGAGGCCCATCTCGTCAGCGATCAGGGTGTCCTGGCGGGCCTGGGCGTAGGCGACGCCGGCTAGCTGATAGCCGAGGTAGGAAAGGCCCTGGGGAGCCGGAACGGCGATGTCGGCGGTGGAGGCGCGGCTGGCGATGATCGAGGCCTGGGCGCGGGCGTGAGCGGCTTCGCGCTCGGCGTTGATGGCGGCGATGGCCGCGGCGTCGCCCTGGGCGAGCTTGGCGGCGACTTCGGACTTATCCGTCCACCATGTCTTGCGGTCGGGGTTCCAGCGGGCCCCTGCGCCCTTCACGATGTCCTTGTCCGCGAACTCGGAGCGAATGATCCAGATATTGCCTTCGTTGGTGACTGAGATGGTCATTGGTTCCTCGGTGGTTGTGCCGAATGTTTGGGGGACTTGCGTCCCGGTCATCTTTGTAGCGAGTTCTGCGACAGAGGTCAAGCACTCTGTCGCAGAAAAGTCTCAGCGGAAGAGGTCGAAGATGCAGGTGCCGTTGCGCGTCACGCGCACCTTGGCCACCATCTCGTCGTCGGGCTGCTCAGCCTCAATCGCGCGCACGTACTCGCGGCTCATGAAGTACTTGGCGCGCACCTTGGCGTCCTTGATCGTCTCGGCGGAGTCGACGGTCACGGTGCAACCGTCAGTGTCGAAGGCTTCAATCAGGTACATAGTCTGTCTCCCGGTTCGGCGGACTTGCCGAGCCTGCCCACCGCGAAGGATGGGCAGAATCTCCAAGTCTCAGTTTCCGTCGCTGTCTTCAGCCTCCATCGGCTCGTTGCAATCGCCGCAGATGAAGCTGCACTCTGGCTTAGCCCAGCAATTTATCCCGCACTCAGGGCACGAGTACTTAACCTTGAGTTTCTTCGTCGCCTTGGCCTTGCCCTCGTCGGTCCAGACCTCGACGTAATCGATCTGGACGCCCTGGCCGATAAGCTCGTCGCAGACCCGGTCGAACCACCCGCCAGGGACCACTTCGTGCGTCACCTTGTTGCCCACCATCTTGCCGGGTTGGTCGAGGCTGACCGGCTTCAGGTCGATCACGAGCATCAGGTCGCCCCACTCTTTATTGTGGTAGCCGCCCTTCCCAGGCTTGCCGAAATGGTGCTGCTGCAGGTGAACCATCTCGTGCGCCAGGGTCGACAGGATGCACTTGGTGTCGCGCTCCTTGAACGTGCTCGGGTTCAGCGCGATCTCGTCGGTCGTCCTGGCGCCGTCGCGGCTGGCGAACCGGCCGCCCGCGAAATAGCCGCGGCAATTGGCCTTGCGTTGCAGGGTCACGAGGCACGTCGGCAGTCTGCCGGCGAACAGGTTCGCGTTGAGGTATTCGTAGGCCTGGACGAGGCTGAGATAGGTGGTCTTGGTCGGATCGGTGACGAAGACGGGAGCGGCCTTCTCCTCAATTGGGGGGGAATAAATCCCCTCCTTTTTTAGGGGGGGATTTTTCTCCGGCAGGTCGGCGTTGCGCACCCAGCTATCGCACGGCGCCACATATTTGAGACTGCCGCCAGCCGCCAGGATGCGGGCCTGCTTGACGTCGTTGAGCGCGTTGTACTCAGTCTTGGTGATCTCGACCGCCGCTAGCTGCCCAGCACCACGCTTCATGCTGAAGCCGTAACCATTGGCGCGCGGCCCGCTGACAACATGGATCCAAGCGCCGAGATAGACACGGCTGTTGGTGCCCCGAAACACAGTGACTGTGCCTTCGGTCGCTTTATAGTATCGCATAGTCATTTGAGTCGCTCCTGGGGACGCAGCCTCTCTGCGTCGTACGACCCATGTAGCGAGTACTGCGACACCTGTCAAGCAGCGTTTGCGGCCAGAACCGACTTGTGGCTAGGACTGCGCAGGAAGGCCCAGGAGTGCCCGAAATTTTCCCCCATGTCTCAAGTACTGCGACATTAGACCCGCCTTAGCGGGCTTCCCTGGGGCTCCTGGGGCTATGCGCTGTCACAAAAAGTCGACGTTTTTGCAGAATTTTCTGCTGTCGCCGGTTCGGTGAATTGGGCATAAAACAGAAATCTCGAGCACAAGCCATTGATCGATAGTGGTAAATTGCTCTCGAGGACCGAAATCGGTATTTCGGTTATCCGAATTATCCAATTATCTCCAATTTTATCCAATTACCTGCCGCAGCACCGTCGCGACGCCATGGAAAAACGGATCCGTCAGCCAGGGCATCCCCGCGCCCATGAGCGCCAGCCAAACCGGCGCCACGATCGCCTTGCCCAGGACGGTTCCGAGGAAGGTTTGAACCGCGACGGTCATCGCGAGTGCGCCTTCCGGCGCCGCCATGCCATGCCCTTCTTGTGACAGAGGGCCCGGTGAATTTGGTAGACCCGCGTCGGGGTCAGCCCGAATTTCTCCCCCGTTGCGTGCAGCGTCGCGCCTTTCTCCAACTGCGCCCAAATCGCCTCGTTGCGCTCGGCGCGCTCTTTCCGCGCCGCTTCGCCGAAGTAGCGTTTCACTTCGGCTGCACCCCGAGCCCAAACGCGATCTCATTCAGCGTCGATTCAAGCCGGTCCATGCGCCCGTAAAATTGCGCCTCAAGCCCCGCTACCCTCTCCTTGAGGTCGGTGATCTCCGTCTTGATCTCCCCCAGTTCGCGCACGGTCAGATCGTGCATCGTCAGCATCTGGTCGATCGATTCCGGCATGTTCATTCTCCCAAATCGCCCCCATCCCCTTGTCCAGATGGTCGATCGCACTGACTAGGAAGGCCCGCGAATCGCTCAGCCGCCCCTGGTGCAGGTGGTATCGCGCGTTCTCGATTATCCGCGTCGCGAAGCCGCAGTGAAAATCAACGGTCGAGATCAGCCTCGCGCGGTCCATGCTCGCTCAGACCATTGGCTTTGCGCCAAGCTCTCTGTTTCGCACGATCCCGCAGCCAAAGCACCATAGGAGGCGCTACAGGGCCAATGAAGTCTGGGGATGGCCGCCAGAGCGTCTCAAGCTCGGCGGCCGTCAGCGGGGCTCTATTACGCTTGGTGACCAGGGTGATAGGGTCTTAAAATCACTGCGTCACTCGCCCGAAGAGCCACTCATGCCGCGCTGGAACGCAATTGCAAAAACCCGCTGGCCCTTGCGCGCCCAACAGGTTCTGCTGCGCCATCTGCGCGTTCGCCTGCTGATGAAGAGCGTTCGCCTGCATCTGCTGCAGGTGATGAAAGTAGCTGGGATCCACCTGTCTGACCCCGCCGGGTGGAACGGACGCCAGCATCTCCGCCTGGAGCCGCCTAGTCTCGGCGATGTCCATCCGCGTGCAACGCTCGCGCCAGGACATCGCCAGGGCTTGCCACCGGTCGCGCTCGCCCTTCAGATCATCGACCTTCGCCTTCAACGCGGCGATCTCAGCATCACGGGGATCTGGTGGAGCAAGCTTCGCCGCAGCCGCTAATAGAAACGCTAAAAACATCACGCCTCTCCCTCAGTTGGCATCCGTCCGAACGCATCCTTGGCTGCGTCCTCGTTGTCGTCAGTCATAATCGCGTTCGCAACGCCTTTCATGAAATGCAGCCAGCCATCGACGTCCCAGCCGAACGTCGCCATGCAGTTGTCCTTCTCGTCCACCAGGACCGCCTTGTAAGTCCCGCAGCCGCAGGGACAGAGTCCGACCCACTGCACGCTGTCAGCCTGGGGGGTTTGGTTCGTAACGGTCTTCTTGCTCATCTCAAACCATCATCGTCGGCGGCAGCGGCATATCGAAATCTTGTTTTCGCCAAATGTGGAGACAGGTGTCGGCGAACGAAATGTGCTCGACCGGCTTGACGTGAAACTGCACCGCGACCTCGTCGTCTTTGAAAAACATCCGCTTGACGAACTCCATCTCATGCCAGTTCGGGCAGCGATTCTTCAGACTCACGCTGAGATGATCCCACCCGCCAGCCGATGATGCAATCACTAGCAGATGCGCGCCCGTCCGCGAGTAGAAGACCTGGAACACGCCGCACGTTCCATCGCCATGCGAGCCATAGAGCCGCAGCACCTCGTCGTCGGTGCGGCGATACTGGTTAAGCTCGTCCAGGTCACGCATGAAGCCCAGACTTCCCGCGCAGCCGGTCGAGCGTCTCAATAATCTCCGTGCAGATCGCTCGGATCTCCGCGGGAGCCTCGTCGCTGGTCATCGCCTGACGCGCCACCATCATTGCAGCCGAGACCTTCGCCGCCTCCGGTAATTTGCCGAACTGCTCGACGAATGGATTCGCCACTTGGCTCGGGATCTCCTCGGCGACCTCCTCGATCAGTTGGTGCGAGACTCGAACGATCTTGCGCCACGTCTTCCCGCCGCCCTTCATTCTCAGCGTGATGGCGCGCAGAAACAGCGCCGTGTCGACGGCGTCCTGGCAGACCTGCAGCGTGGAGGGCTTATTCATGCTTGTCCTCCTCCAGCGGGATTGGCTCGGCGTAAACGATATGATGGATCCGCGGCCCGCTCGGCAGCGTCGGCATCTTTTCATGGCAACGCCCCAGGCACTCCCATAAGCCCAGCCCAGGGTCATGCAAGCCAACCGGCCCCTTGCAAAACACGCACCGCAAACCGGGCTCGGGCTTGCCTTCGTTAGCCACGGTCCTTGTCCTCCGCATGTTCGGGCCCAAACAGAATCCGCACTGTTTCCGGATCTGAAATCAACGCCCCGTTTTCGTCGCGCACGATGACGAAGGCCAGCCATTGAGCCGCCGCGGGAGAACGCCAGTAAGATCCCTCGCTGGCGTAAACGACGATCGGCTGCAGCTTAGCCATGGTTCTTGTCCTTCACCCTCGCTCCCTTGACCCCAAACTTCGCCTCTAGCCAGCGCCGCTGCTCCTCAGTGTCCAGCCCCATCCGGCGCCGCGTCTCAAGGTTCATCTCGTTCGTCTCGCGCAGCTTGCGAAAGAGCGCGATCTGGCGCGCGTAAATCACCCCCAGGACAATGAACAACAGGAAGTCGACACACGCGAGAAACACCTGGGCGACGGTCATTGTCGGCTCGCGTCGTTGAAGGCTGCGTGCATCGCCAGGATCAACGGCTTCACCAATCCCGCATCCACTGGGCTCGTCGAGTTGAGACACGTAATCCGGTGCCACGCCCGTCGCTGCCGCGACGTCGCTGCGTCGTAAGCCCTGCAGGCGATCGTCGTCGCGCGCACGTCCATAGCGCCCGTCGCGGGGTCAAACACCACCGGTCGACAACCCGGACAGCCCTCGGGGTCATGGTCCCGGCTGCGAAAGTCAGTCACTGCTTCTTCTCCCCGGCTTGCACAACGCTGACGAAATAATCGAGCGCAACATCAGCAAGCCGATCGCACAGGAACTCCATCTGCGCCCGCTCCTCGCCCTCCCACTTGCGGGCCAGACCGAACACCTTGACGAACTCGGCCGACAGCGCCGAAGTCGAAATGTTCACCACAGCATTGGCCGCCGTGATCACGGTCTTCTCGTCCCAGTCCTTGGGGTCGTCGCTCATGGCAGCACCTCACCGTTCCGTCGCTATCCCGTCGAGGCTCAACAGAGCATCAACGATCAGCCACACGAGCGCCGCCTTGGCCTCGTCAGTCCATTGCGGAAACAGCGCCGCAACGACGATCGTCGCATTGCGCACGTACTGATCTTTGTCAGGCATCAGCCTCTCCTCATGTCCAGCCTCTTCACCCAATCGTAAAGATAAGCCCCCAGGAACGAGCCAAAGAACGCCGCGCCAAACACCAACACCACCTGGACGAAGTCGATCATCGTCGCCTCACAGAAAGTCGCTCGGCTCACAGTCCTCGTGCAAGTACTGTCTCACGAGCTTCGCCAGCACCTCCATTTGCCGGTCGGTCAAGCCGCCCTCCCAGTCGGTGATGCAGATGATGAACTCCTCCTCCCACTTGGACAGGGGCTCTTCGGCGAGCCGCTCACAGGCCTCGTGCCGGTCGATCATGGGGGCTCCTTGGGCTTGAAGGTGTACTTCGATTTGAACAGCCGACCGCGATCGATCTGATCCCGCATGTTGGTGCGCCTGTCGCCCTCGTAGAGGTGCGCAGGATTGCAGCAGGGCGGGTTGTCGCAGTGGTGGCATATCCATGCCCCCTTCGGGATCTCGCGGCCGTGGTGCAGGCTGAAGGCCTTCCTGTGGGCCGTCATGTTCATCCCGGCGCCATAGCCGTCGATGTTGATTGGGCCCATCCAGGGCCAGCATTCATCCGGGCCGCGCTTGTCGACGAGCGCCCAAAACTCATCCGCCGTGTCAACCTTAACCCGACCTCTGCGCCTCATTCGCACCCCCTCTGCCTGTCGCGGATAATGAGAACGGAGGACCGTGCCTGTCAATCGGTGATGCGTCAAAAGCGACGCAAAACGGTAAACGCGCCAAAACCTGTCAAGCGTTTTCTCTGACGACGATAGGACGAAAAGCGGGTTATTTGCGGGGACATCAGCGGGGTCATCGCCGGTAGAGTTGACAAGAGCCCCAGAAATGTGCGTTTTTCCGCGACCCCCCCTCGCGTACGCGCCCGCGCCCGCGTAAACGCCCACCGATCGAACGTGTGGAACCGAGCGCGTGCCGTGCGAGGCTACAAGCCGAGCCCCGGCCAAGCTCTCCGGTAAACATTAGCCTACTG